CCACGGTCACTCCATGAGCCATCGTTATACCAAATTGTGCCAAAGAGTTCTTGACGACCATAGTCAAAGTCGAGACGAGGCAATACCTCTTCAAGAGTTCCTTCGATCTTTATGTTACTATCTCCCCAGTCGAGTTCGTGGTTGATTTGAACATACTTTACTTGGCGATCTGCAATGTGATTCAATAATTCTTTTTTAGCATTCATATTATTATTCTTTGTCCTTTCTATCGGAACCTATGAGATGCATCATCTCATAAAACCTCCAAATAGTGCCATAAACACTATAGCGATAATCGCAATGCTGAGTACCAAAGCAAGTGGAAGCCAAAGCGGAGACAATACCCACCACCATGACCAATCGATCTGATCAGTTAGCTTGAGTACAATAAAGACCAAAGTTAATACTAAAGCAAACCATCCATTATTATTATTTTCCATATTATTTTTTAAGTTTTAATTGTTGTAATTGTTCAAGACATACTGCCAGTTGAGCTTCGAGGTCAACATCCTTTAAGTTAAAAGTGCTGCACATCGACTTGATGCGAAACAGTGCAATAATTAATTCGCTCGCTAGAATCTCGAGACTGGCGTTACGCTCCTTAGATTTTGCAAGATCGTCTTGTAAATCTAGCAGAGTCTCATAAAGAGTATTGCAACGATCCTTGTGGCTATTGCCAATGTCAAGATACTCGCAACACAGATCATGTTGACTTATTGCGTATTGATGCCGTTTTTTCATTTTTTCTTTTGTTGTAATTTTGAATATTCTTCGTCGCTCATGATTCTCCACCAGCGATCGGTTCTTAACTTGCCATCGCTGCTGCCACTAACTTGACAGCTATGACTGCAAATTTTTTCTGCAAGAGCTAACAATCCACTTATGCGTTCACGAGCTCTTGGATCATCACAGCTATAATAGAGTCTCAGATCTGCAAACTTTTCTTTAAGTTGATTAATAACAATAACAGGCTTTACAACATTGCGTTTTGCTAATCTATAACGAAATCGAAATTTACGAGGCAAGCGCAAGCTTGCAAAGAGACGATTGCACGCATCCGTTATACGCTTTACAAATCCAACCTCATAATAATCAATGCCATTTTTGGCTAAGCTGTTGAGTTCTGCAAATAGATCATCAACAATTGGCCTCCAACCAATCGGGCAATCACTAATTTCAACCGTGCCTTGAGACCATTTAACCGCAGGATATTTTTTTACAAGCTCATTAATAAAATCCATTTCTTCCTTCCATGCAGTTTCTAAGGCTGCTGATGTTTTATTCTCTTTCATATTAACTACAAATGTGTTTACTAAAATTTTTCACAGCGCTTCTTGCGCCATTTGCTTGAAATCGTGCTCGATTTTCTTGCCAGCTATTATGTGATAGGATCTCGATCTCACCACCCGTTTTATGACTATAGATCATACGACCCTTTGGCCGTAAATCTGGTCCGGCAAAAGCACATGCCCGACAACTTTCAAGACCAAGTTCAGCTCTTGGCGTTTCTACAATATTTCCGCAATTGCAATACATAATAAAAAAATTGAGGCAGGGATTAAGCGCCTCCCTGCCTCAGGTTAGGGTTAGGCGCGACCTTCTACAAAAGCATAGAGCTCGTCGGCTCTCTTAATGATTTGTGCTGAAGTTGGCATAATGCGTTCAATGTCAGCTTCACTGACTTTGGCTTCACTTATATGTCCATTTAAGTCTGGCTTTAACTTGCGAAGTTCGTCAAGTTTCCAGGCTGAGGCGTTAAACAAATCGCTATGTGCGATTTGCAATACTGCTAAGCGTATCTCATACGCGTTTTTACTGTTATTCATTTTGTTTGTGTTTGTTTGTGTTTATGTCAGCATCTATTATGCACTGACAGTTTTATATATATGAGAGATTATCTCCATTGGATGACTTATTCAAAAAAAATCAAATGACTTAGCATCTGTATAGTCATCAATCCAATAGACCCATTCGCCATCACGAAACAAGTAATTGTAGTTTTGACAATCAATATCTTTAGCTAAACTATATTCATTGATGTATAAATGTTCTTTGCGATCGCGATGATATGCAACAGTTTTTTCAAGATTTTCTGCGAGTTGGGATAGATCTCCAAGATCGATAAGCGCGTTTACTTTCTCTGCTGTATTATAATTCTCTTTGAGAAGCTTGCCATTGTGGCTCAAATAGCCATCAAAGTGGCAATAGATGGAGCGAATGCCTTTTGGAGTTTCAATTGAGATTGTTGATCGTGTTGACATAGTGTGTGTTAATTATATTGGAGTTCGTTTTTGTTAGAGCGGCAGCCATATTTTGCATTATGATGCTTCTTGTCCTTGAATTTTTTCACAGGAGGAGCATAAGAATGACGAGTCAGTGCACGAAGGGCGATCGGACTATAGTCGAAAGTCTTTGAGTTATGAGGCTTTTTCATATATTGGCTGTTGCTTACAAGGAAATAATACCACAAATCACGCGATTTGTACACCTAAAAATTCATATTTTTTAAATATTTCTCCTATTGCACACTGAAGACCTAGGTCTGTGGCTCCTAGTAAATCCCATGTCGGATGTAATATTCTCGAATGGGCAGATGATGCTACATCAAATGTACAGCCGCTCCATATCTTGCTCCACACTTGATCCTCTACGCTGCAAAATACTGCATTCTTTATAGTGACATTGATCTCGTTTTTCAATATTCATATCCGTTTATTGCATTGTCAACTGAGCCATAAATTGCGTTAATAACTGAGCCATAAACTGAGCCCCAAACTGAGCCACCAACTGAGCCCCAAACTGAGTTACTAACTAAGTCATATATTTCCCTTTCAATATTCATAATCTGCTATTACAGTGTTAACAGAGTTACTAACTGAGTTACAAACTGAGTTCCAAACTGAGTTCCAAACTGAGTTCCAAACTGAGTTACTAACTGAGTTACTAACTGAGTTACTAACTGAGCGATCTATTTCCCTTTCAATATTCATAATGATCTATATAGTCGTCAATAGCATCTACAATTTTACATGTGCATACAAAATGAGGATATGTTACCTTAGACCAATAGATGTTATGAAAATCATAAGGTACAATGTAAGTCAAATCGTCAAGCTGTGTTTTAAGACTTGACTCACTAGTCTGCACATGACAATGTAGTTTTTCAAAAATATCAGTCATAATAGAGAGTAGCCACGGCCGGAGTCGAACCGGCACGCCCGTAAGGACAACGGATTTTAAGTCCGCGACGTCTACCAATTCCGCCACGTGGCCATAAAACTTTATTTATCAAATTCCTCGATAGAGAGTATAGAAGGCAACATCTTCAGGCGTTGCATCTCGTACATATTCATAAGAACTGCTATGATGCGATGTGTATATATCAACTTCATGATATACTTTATTATCGCTGCCAATAAAATAACCACTTTTCCATCTACCAGTTATGATAAGATGCTGTTGAATTATTCTCAAGATCTCGCTCTGCGAGAGCTCTACTTCGACATGTTGAATTGCTTTTACTCTCATGCTTCTGAAGTTTTCATTGTTTCATGAACAGTGTCAATCACAATGGTATCGGGCTCGCCTTCATCTTGAAGAATTTTTGTGCCCTCAGGCCAAGCTTGTTCTTTGGCTTTTTTGCCTTTGGTTTTTTTTAGCACAGGAGTCACGCTACTTAGCACTGGCTTGCCAGCTTTTTTAGCGCGCTTTGTGCCACTTGATGTTGGAGCAGTGACTGCCCTACCTGCATCAACGCCTGTGACATCCCATTTGCCTCGTCCGACTTTATTTGTCATAAAGACTTCAGCAGCGCCAACATAACCGAAGCCATGCGCGCGGGCTGTTTCATAGATTTGAACTGTAGAGGCAACAGGCCAAGCACCAATTGCATGTAGTGCGTTAATAACTGTTGCATTGTCACCATATTTTGTACGTGTTTGTTTCATAATATATTTGTTGTTTGTTGGAGAATTAGAGATTGTTGTGAAGGACCAAATAGTCGACATAGCATTTTACACTAGACAAAGTCTTGAAGGTGGTTGCGCGCACCATCCACATGCCGCCATGTGTGCCGCTATTGGGCAGGCGTTTGAAAATAGTTACGCCGCGATATTCAGAGTGCTTTTTGTATTTAGGAGTGAGAACTAACATATTGCTTACAAGGATATTATACCATAAAACACAGGAAAAGTAAACAAAAAAGTGATATTTTTTTCACTTTTTTTAGGGGCCCCAGGCCGGCCCCCCAGCTGGGCCCCAGACATATATGTCTGGGGTCTTATTCGTGGCTCTCTCAGTTCAGCTTAGGGAGCGCAGACTAATGCATATTCACGCTGATGAATCTCGCTCCACACCTTTGATTCTATTCCTAAATTCATCATTGGCGAGATTATGCCATTCCATATCTCATCATCAGCCACACCATAGCCGGAAAATGTCATATGCTTGACTGCTATCAAGCTTGAAGAGATCGCGTCACGGGCCGCGCGCTGTATCTTGTCTCTTACCTCTACGTCAATATTCATAATCAAAAAGACTATCTGCTATTCTAACGTATAGCTCGACCCATACTACGTCACTTACAGGAATCTCTATATCACACCAAACATTGTCTGAGACTATGTTATGTTTAGATCTCGAAACGCTTTCGAAAAGTGGATCCGCTATATTAATATAGCTTCTGCGGCGTGTTACGTCATATAGATATTCTTCAATATTCATATATTGTTGATATATCATTCAAAAATACCCGCGGGTATAAGGGTATAACTAACTTTCACCGACATCAACGATGAGTGCTTATCATAAAAATCATATTCAAAACTGGATAATACACGATCATATCTTACTCTACTTCGCACACTATTAATAACATCGACTTCCACAATATTTGCAATTTCGAAATATAGCTGTTCACGCAGACTGATATTTTTGTCATATAGTTTGGTATCTATTTCCTTTTCAATATTCATATTCTTTTATTGCAGCGTTAACTGAGTTCCTAACTGAGTCACTAACTGAGATACCAGCTGAGATACCAGCTGAGATCCAAACTGAGATCCGAACTGAGATCCGAACTGAGTCATCAACCGAGCTATAAACCGAGTTATTAACTGAGTCATAAACTGAATTTCTAACTACATTATCTATTTCCTTTTTAATATTCATATTCCTCTAATATATCAATAACCGAGTCTCTAACTGAGTCCCAAACTGAGCCATAAACTGTGTTCCTAACTGAGATACCAACTGAGTGCCAAACTGAGTCTCTAACTGAGTGCCAAACTGAGTCTCTAACTGAGTTATCAACTGAGCGATCTATTTCCTTTTCAATATTCATATTCTTTTATTGCAGCGTTAACTGAGTTACTAACCGAGTCCCAAACTGAGTTCCCAACTGAGTTCAAAACTGAGTTCCCAACTGAGCCACCAACTGAGCCCCAAACTGAGTTACTAGCTGAGTTACGAACTGAGTCCCAAACTGAGTTACTAACTGAGTTATTAACTGAGTCAATAACTGAATAATATATTTCCTTTTTAATATCCATAATAATCAACAACTTCTCTCAATTTCTGCTCAAATACATCACAAAAATCCAATGGTCTCATGACCCCAGAACGGACTGCATGTAAATCATCTTTATTAACAATCATCATACTTAAGCTGACCATTTTTTCATCTATGCCTAGCACGCGAGGCAATGCTAGCCACACATTTCTATCACAAGAATAAACATAGTCATCAACGGATATTTCAAATGTAGTTTTCATTAATCTTGCTTAGCAAGATGTATTTTTTGAAAAGCCTTAGCATTTGCGTAAACTGTTGACATGCTCAAACGACGTGTAAAGTCTGAGCGAGAAAGCGGTTTATCCATTGGAGTATTATCCATTCGCCAGCCGTCGGGCGACTTAATAAATTCAACATAAGCAAATTCAGGATCTTGTAGCCACTCTTGTGGAGTCTTTTTTGCAAAAATTACATCCCAGCCTTTGCGATACATATCATTGCTAACGCGACTAGAGATGCTGTCGCCTGTAATATCATTTTTAGTTGCCATATTGTTCAAGAATTTTAAATAGGGTATCTGAGAATTGTTTCTCGTTAATTTCTTTGCGATCAAATAGAGAGAAGGCTAGACCAGTTTGCCAGCCTTCAAAGTTAGCTAGCACAAGTTGTGCCGCATCCTTGCGAGTCTCACACCAATCAAGATCAGTTTTGATAAAGCTCTTGATTCGATCAACTAGTTGCAAATAGTCATTATAGACTGCGACAACTGTCTCAATATCATCTTTGATTTTTTCAGCAATCTCATAGTCAAGAGTGCTCTCAACATAGGCATAAAACTCATCAGCTGCAGTAAATCGAGGGCTGCAGATAAAAAGTTCAAGAACATGCTTGATATTTTTAATGCCAGTCGCGAGCCGATGCAGTTTTAAATATGCATCAGCTTTGATTTTCTTGAGAGTCTGGCCATCAGGACTATATAACACAACGCCTTCTTTACCCGTCCATGCACTTACATCAGCGATGCAGCTTGCGATGCTATCATAGACATATCGATCTGGACGTGGCAGGCCAAGAATAGTTGCAATAACATCCACATTACTTGGTGTCATAAGCACTGCAGTCTCATTGTCAACAAGACCAAGCAAAGTTAGAGTAGGCTCAGCATGCTCACGAATTACAATAATATTGTTTGGAGTAGTCCATTCGAAAAGCAAACTCCAGCCACTGTCAAGATAGACATTGCTAAAAGCAGTTGGATATTTCTCGCGCAGCATATTAATCTCATGGCCATTAGGCAAAGTGCGAGCATCAACTGTGCCGCGAGTGCGAGCAATACTAACTCCAGCATATTGTGAAACGATTAGCAAACTGCCATCCATTTTGTGTCGAGCCTCGACTGGCCAAGTTGGGTCCCAAGGTTGAAATGCTGGCTTTTCACCATAGTTAGTGAATTTGCCAAAACCTTGAGACACAACATCTCCAGAAGAATTTAATAGACAACTGCGAAATCGAGAATTGTCGTCTTGCCAATCTGTGCCCATGTCAGTTGGAGTCACAAGCGTAAGGGATTCTAACAGCTCAGGATGCTGCACACTCTGGACTTTGAATCCGCAGGCGGCGAGATATGTGGTGTCTTGCATGGGATGATTATAGCATATTTTTCGCGATTTGTAAACCAAAAAATGATGTTTTATCACTTTTTTGCCTTCCAATCAATCACGACCTTTTCGTAAGGCTCAACCTCATAGATGCTGCTATATTCAATTTCTGTGCCATTATAGCTGGCATACCAGCCTGGAATATAGAAATAACGAGATGTGCCAGGCACTGCGCGGCTTTCGGCCTTAATCACACTATGCCAGTGTTCGCCAGAACCTTCACCACCGCCAACCTGTTCAACACATGTTAGAGTGAAGTTGTCATAGACCAGTCGAATCATTTCATTGACATATTGAACAAACTCGTCGCGCTCAAGACCATAGGCGCCAATAGTCGTCTCTGCAATGCTATTAACTGGAAGACTATGTTTATAATGTACATTACGTTCTTTTAGATAATGATCCGTATCAAGCAGAGCTAGTGTCTGTTCTTTTGTATTTGTTTCTAGCTGTTCTAAAAGTGTTTGAATGATTTTTGAATCAAGCTCACTTAACGTCAAGCTATGAAGTCTAGAGTGCAAGCTTGCCTCTGCCTCTGCCACCGCTGCTGCCTCTGATGCTGCCTTTTCTGCAGCAACCTCGGCTTTCATTTTTTCCAGTTGTTTTTCCAATTCAAGGATTTGTGTATTAGTTTTCATATTTTATGCGATTATTGTTTAGTGCTGTTTTGAATTTTTCTATAAAGCTGCGATCACGGCATTGACGAAGAATGTGTATATTGCTAAGAATAAACCACTTAAACCAGCCGCTGCTCATGGTTGTTGCGAGTTTTTTCAAACTCTTTTGATATGCAGCCGTGATGCTGCACTTAAAATCTGTGGGTATGATATATCGTTCAAGAGCAGTTACCCACACCTCTTCTTTAACGAGTAATATTTTATCAGTCCAGTTTAGTTGTTCAAAGCCGCGTTCGCTGCAACTCACACCTTCATAAACTAGTCTTTCATAAAGAGGCTTGTCATAAATGGCAACTGCTTCATGAATGCTATCATGATTATATTTTCTCTTGACTGCGTCTTCAAAAAATGTAGTGCTATCTTTGCCCTTTAGACTGGCCCATTTCTTGCCGTGTTTTTGGATCCAGCCTTTGACAAGACGTTCATAAACTCCACGATCTGGCATGCATCCCTTTGAGAAAAGAAATTCAACATCAGAGACATGTTTTTCCCAAAGAATATCCCAGCCAAGATGGCTAAGTTTGAGAGTGAGTAGCAAATTTGGATCAAGATAGCTTTCATCAAAGTTAATGTCAATAAGCTCTTGAAATTCTGAGATCCAAAGACGTTCAACATCTTTTGTTGAAACACCATCGGCACAAATCAAATCAAGATCCTTTGGCACTCGCTTAAAATCGTGATACCAATGTTTGATGGCAGTGCTGCCTATTATTAGACTTTTCATTATGCTAGTAAGGGAGTGTTTGTTGTATCTATTTCCCATTCGCGCCAGAGATATTTCGCATGTTCGAGACCCTTTTCATTCATAGTGCCATCAGTGTAGAATTCATATGAATCATGGAGATTCTGAAGGCGAATCCAGAATTGATTACAATGACCGCGATACTCTGGTTTCAATATTTCTTCGAGATTCTCAATATTCAGTACTGAGGCCTGGCAGCCCTCCATTTCCACCACTTTCAAAGGAATAAAGGGCCGTTTAACCTCCATCATTGATCCCGGAATCAAGCATCGTCCTACTGCGCACATATTTCCTCCTTCGGTGAGATACATACATGCCTCTTCAACCTCATCATAACCACGCTTCGATGCATCTTTATAGTATTCAACTGTTTCGTTAATTATTTCTTGCTTAGTCTTAGTTTTCATACTGGTATTATATTGAGGTTCGTTTTAGTTAGAGAGTTCAACTTCCTCCCACGCGTCAGGAATTGCTCTGCAGCCATCATCTTCAACCCAGCCCCAGGTTTTTAACCCCAGAAGATTCATTTGCTCTCTTGCAAATTCAGGATGAAATCCGATGGTAACTAGTTCTGACGCTTTACGGTCGATATATGCTTTCATAAATTGGTTGGATTGTGTAAGTGGATGCAGAGTATTGATATTCGGGCTCAGTCATAAGAGCGGTTTCGGCTTCTTCGAAGGAATCATAGTCACGCTTATAGCCTTTTTGAGTGAAAGCATATTCGGTATAATTCGTGATATGATAGCCGTCAGGAACGGGACTCGTATGAGATTCAATTGTGTAAATGCGGTATTTCTTTTTCATATCAAGGTTTCCTTTAGTTAGAAGCTTGCAGGTTTATAGAGTTGGAGCTTAGCTTCGCGCGCTTGAAATAGAGAAAATCCACCAGAAATATCCTGCTCGTGATCATCAAGCGATACAACCCTGAAGAAAGGATCATCTGGAAAAATCTCACTGTTCAAAATTTCAATGACTTTGTAAATATCACCAGAGCCGTCGTTAATAAAGATGTCGCCTACTTGTACGAGTTCGTTGTCGTTCATATTGTATTATATTGGGGTTCGTTTAGCAAGGAGTGCCATATTCTGACTCTTTCACGTTCTGAGCATCTTTCAAGAGCCGTTCATATTCAACACGTGAAACGATCACAAGATCCTTCTTAAGGAAATATGCTTTGATTGTTTGGAGAACACTCTCCTTTGCGCTCATTGCTGGCTTTGCAAAGGTATTGTTGTTCCAGAACTTTTCAGTCAGGTCGTCAATCAGTTTGTCGAGTTTTACTTCCATGATGATATTATATCGAGGTTCGTTTAGTTGGAGAGCTCCACTGTACCGTCAAAGTCTTTGAAGAGGCTGAGATCCCAGACGTCACTATAGGCACCAACTCGCGCGAAAGAAGATACAGAGTGAATGAGCACCCCTTGCCCTAGGTGCTCCCCAATTACTTTACGTTCAAGCACCATAAAGAAGACATCGCCATCCTCGTCGATCATAAGTTTCGGAAAGGGCTTGGTTTGTTTGGTTTGTTTGGTAATTTTCGTTTTCATATTGTGTTAGAGGTTGCTTACAAGGAAATAATACCACAAATCACACGATTTGTACACCTAAAAATGATATTTTTTCACAAAAAATAAGGGGCCCCGGCAGGGCCCCCAGTAAAAAATGTCACATTTTTCTTATTTTTTTAGCTTCTTGAAGCCATTTGCCTTAATTGTCTCATAGACGCCATACTTCTCGAGCAGTACTCTCTCTAAGATATGGCATTCATAGGCATCCTCAAAATTATAGAGCATCTTGCTAATCACTGGACACTCTGCAATAAAGATATCGCGAACTGCCTCAGCGACCAGTCGACATTCCTTTTGTGCTGTTTTATGTAAACGCTGGTTAAGAGTTGTAATCCAATCTCGAATCTTGCCGTTGAAAATAAGCACAGTCTCAGTTGTCTCTGGCAGAATCATACGAGCACACTCACGTGCGACACCTGCTTCAAGAAGTCGAGCGTAGAGTTCTTTTGTACGATTAAGATGAGACATGATCTCGTCACTTGCTAAGCTATCGTTTATAATACTCGGATCAAACTCTTCTGTCGAGCTTTGTCGATTATCTTTGCTTTGCATGCGCAGTTCAATTGGCTCGAACTCGCTGATGCTCTTATAGCGCTGACTTAGTTCTTGCGGAGCAAGACTCCAGTGACGCAGTAGTTCTCGACCGATAGCGCGACTAGTTGTAATTTCAAAACCAAGATTGGCTTCACCAAATACACTCCAGTGACTATGATTCAAGCAGTGACGCAGTAACTTATGAGGCTCAGCGAAAAGCTCATTTGCCTCACGGCTGCTACTGCATCTGGCAATGCCAACAATAATTTCATCAATAGTTTTTCCTTCATATTCTGTGCCCTTGGCACCCTCAGTTTTTGTTAGTAATCGTACTTTCATAGTTCTTTTTCCTTGAGTTCAACAAACTCAACAAGCTTCAACAACTCTTTTTGCGCTGTTTTATGTCGAGCTTTTATTGATGCTCTGCAAGTGACTGGTAGAATGCCATATCGTGTAGTTTTAAATTCTTTGATATCAGAACAGCCATGCGCAAAAGCTTGAAAATAAAGATTAAACTCAAGCATTAGCGCACTTTTTGCAGCGGACTTTTTGCTCCAATTTTCTTTGCCAGATCTCATGCGCAAATATTCGCCACGATAACGAATCTTCCAACTAGTTTTTCTTTTACCAAGTTGTGCTAATTGAGTTAGATGCTGATGAAAGTCAATCATAGATCAATGTCATTGCCAAGGCACTCAATAAAGAGTTGCATATCACGAATTCTGGCAGAAATGGCGAAGATAGCTTGCGTGCGTTCGCTTGCTCCTGCAGGAAAATCTGAAGGGCAAGAAGGTACCTCCGCGGTAGACTTCTTCAAATAAGGTCCTAATCGGTCACGAAATACCGCTAGTTGTTCTTGCAAAATATTACATTCTTTGTAGAGCTTATCAATTGAATCGCTAATGCCTGGAGCTTTTTCGCATTGGACTTTTTCATTAAGTTGACCGGTGTGTATATTATACATTATTTTATTTTTTCTTTTAGTTGTTCGAGAGTTGTGAAATAGTAATAGCCACTGCTGTCTGCCACTACTCGGTCAACACAAGTGTTGACATAGCGATCATCTAGCACTTTTTTGCCATACCAATTGCGACGTACTATGCTTTTCATATGCACATGTCCATGAACATTAAGCACACGTCCACGCAATTCATCGGGATGCAATGGTGCATGGCTTAACCACATTTTTTTATAGCTAATGATGCCATGAATTTCTTCAAAGACATCTGCTTGTAAGCTTGTGCTTACAAAGTCGTCATGGTTGCCTTTGATTAGGATCTTACGACCAGGCAATTCGCCAACAAGTTTTAGGCTATCTTCGTCAAATGCGACATCGCCCATAAAAAAGACAATGTCCTTTTTCTTGATTTCTTTAAGATAACGAGATACAAAGATGCGAGAGTTGTCGGCTGTGTCCTTGACCCAAGGTCTATATTTTGCAATGGCTCTATGGCCAAGATGTGGGTCTCCGATAAAAAATATGCTCATATTACCAGTTGGGTGGAGGTGGAAGTTTATTGCTTATAAACAAGCAAATTAGAAATGCTCCCGCAAGAACGCCTAGCGTAAATGCGCCAAGTAGTAATAGAATAAGTCCTAGTGTCATTTTATTTTGATTTTAGTTTTTCGATTATAAGAGATGCTATAAGCGCAATCAAACAGCAGAGTTGTATGCAAAACACACAGATGAAAATTTTAGTTGAGATATCATTCATAGCTGAATGGTATTTAGCAAACTAATTTTCTGATTGGCTTTGACTGCCTTTGGCACACTATGTACATCATCGCTGCCATGACGATTTTCAAGTACGACACTTGTGACAATTGCTCGGCCCTTTGCGGCGTTGACATAATAGGCAAAATCACTTGGCTTGGTATTAGTATTTGCTACAATGAGAAGCTGAGCAGTGCCATGTTCCAGCGAATGTTCAAAGCGTTCTTGGCATGCTCGATGTGCGTGTCCTAACAATTTTGCATCAAAGTTATAGTTGCCATTTTCATCAGTAAAGAAATCGTCGGCTGTGAAAACATCGACAAGTTTTGGATCAAGAGATTCGAGCATGCTAGCAAAGGTACTTTTGCCAGAGCCAGAGACGCCACGTAGTATAAGAACAGTTTTCATAATGATATTGTATCGGAGTTCATTTAGACGTATTCATCAACTTCAGGTGATTGAGAACGCTGCATTTGCTTAGAAAGCTGACCTTCACGGCTCTTACGATCATGAAGTTGTCTTCGAGCATTCTTGAGAAGACGAGTGGCAAAGCAAGGGTCGTGATCAGTCAACCACTTTTCGAGACTGTATTCACCATTGCCGTTATCGAAAATCGCGGACGACAGCGGTGCAGGAGAATGAACCCTACCCTGAAAGTAGATAGTGACTCGTCCACCATTTTCAAATGAAACAGTGCACATAGTGCCGTGCGCCTTAGCTTTGACGTTATTCACGTCTGATCTATACTTCAAAGTCATCAATTCATCAATGACATATCGTGCATAGCCGTTACGACCTTCGAGCTTGCGCTCGGAGTAAGTCATTGGACGGGTAATCATAGTGCCTTTTGGTGGAGTAAATGTTGCAGGGCTGTTGATCATAATGTAATTTTTGTAGAGTTTATTTAGTTTTGATACGACCTGCTCGGTCGCATAGAAAGATCTTATCGCCTACTGCTTTTAGTAGTTTCCAATCACCTGTCTTGTGATTCTCCATTTGCTTTTTGATGCGAGCTGGAATATCTTCAAACGAATCAAAGGTTTTGATTTCAGGACCAAAAATTCCAATCGGTCCAAAATACATATATTGCTTTGCTTTCATATTATGATTGTGTTAGAGTTTTGTTTAGTGTGCGTAGCCGTATTCGTAGAGACCAGTGAGCATCTCCTTGAGTTCGAGCATGCTCATGTCCTTGAGACCAAGACCGCGAGGGCGAACGCCATGGACTTCTTTATAGACGTCCCAGATGGTGTTCTCGAGCTCTTGACGCTCGAAGTCTTCCACTGTGTGGATGCCGATGCTGTTCCAGTAGCCGATGTCGCTGATATACTGGCACATAAAGCGGTTGTTCGGATCTTCATCGATCCAAGCTTGAGCTTTGGCGTTGAGTGACTCGATGTGAGAGAGAAGAGAGTTGCTTTGCATGAGACCATTATACCATAAAAGTCCACAAAAGTAAACAAAAAAGTGAAAAAATGTGAAAATATTTTAGGGGCCCGGGCCGGCCCCAGGCCTCAATGATGATCCCACGAAGCTCTTGGTTTCGTTACCATGATCTCTTGGATCTCTTGGAGGCTAAAAAATGCAGTGCTATTATGAGCCTTTGCATTATCTACGCCGCAGTCAAGAATCTTGCCGAAGTTCGTGCCTCGCGGATTAATGCCTTCAATTTTGCCATGGCTGTGTCCACAGAGACACATTGCTCCAAGGCTCATTTCAGGATAGACAAGCGGGCTCATGTGAGTGCAATAGAAAAGACTATGATCGATTTTCAATAGCATGCTATCACCAATCATGGTTACGTTTGGAGTTAGCGGAAGCGGATAAACTTCTTCGTGGCTTGCATGATAGTCATCACACGCAGTGGCATAGAGTTGTTTTACGCCGCTGTTATGATTACCCCAGACCATAAGAGTCTCGCATGGAATTTCACGAATCAGATTAATGATAGGATCAGGTCCAACACTAAGGCCAAAGTCACCGAGAAAAATCAATAGAGTTTTCGGATCAAGGTTTAGCAGTTGACTACGAATCCATGCACTATGCTCCTGTTCATTCTCAAATCCGCGAGCAGCCCAGACAAAATCCTTGTTATGTCCATAGTGCAGATCACTTGTAACTAGGACTTGACTATAGTCACTTGATTTTCTTTTAATTTTTATCATAATATTCTATTTAATACGTTTTGGTGGTTTATTACGTTTTGGTGGCCGAACAAAGTCTTTAGCCACAAAGATATTTTCGAAAGCAGCGGAGATAACGCCAAGCGGCAACCCGCTGATCTCTGCCATCTTTTCCATGCAGACTCCATCAAGGATATATCGTGCAGAGCCTATAGCGAAAGCGCGATCATCATCGTCCATGTCTTCATATGACTTGATGTTGTCATATTGATCAAGATCTTCGATTTTATTCATATTATTTTATTGCAGCGTTAAGCGAGATATAAACTGAGTTACTAACCGAGTTCCGAACTGAGACATTAACTGAGATCCAAACTGAGCTCCAAACTGAGCCATCAACTGAGTTACAAAGTGAGTTACAAAGTGAGTCATCAACTGAGTCATAGACTGAGTTACTAACTGAGTCCCAAACTGAGTCAATAACTGAATAATATATTGCTTCTTTAATATCCATATTCCCTTAGTGCAATATTAACAGAGTTATTAACTGAGCTCCTAACTGAGATCCAAACTGAGCTCCAAACTGAGTAACAAACCGAGCTATAAACCGAGCTATAAACCGAGTTATTAACTGAGTCACTAACTGAGCTAAAAACTGAGACATCTATTTCCTTTTCAATATTCATATTCAATCCCAGTTCCAACGGTTACCACTTTTTGTTGGAGCGTCAAGTGGAATGGCGTCATAGTCAGCGACATTCAATGCATCGCGAGTTGCTGCACGATTCTTACCGTTATGCTCGTCCTTTGTGCTTTGATTAATATTAGTTGCACGCTTATTGTCATGCGTATAGCAACGTGCCAATTCAATAAGCTTACGAGGCGTATATTCTTTGTAATCACTCCAGCTAAAATGGAGAACATTGACGTTACCGTTTTCCAAGGAGACAACTTTCCACTTGTTACGCTTAATGATTTGTATTGCTTCAATGGTGTTCATAATTATATTGTATCAGAGTTCGTTTAGTGTGCGTTAGCCACAGCAATTTATGAAGTTGCGGAGTCCTTCTGGAGTGTCGCACCCGCTTCCATTATCGGCGGCGGATTCCCACGCTCGCACCTGCGCCTCAAGTTTTCTGATGCGCCTTGCCGCTTCGTCCATCATTTCGGCGTGATCAGAGCTAGGGTTGTCGGGAGGATGAGCTTTTTCTGCAAGAGCGCATATAAAGTCTTGGTTGGTCATTTCGTCATACATATTATTGTTGTTGGTTACAGGTTAATTGTATCAGAGTTCGTTTATGCGGCTGCTTGCTTACGTCCTTGACGAGAGCGAGACTCGTTGGCATAGTCAGACCAATTGCCAAGCTTACTCTCCCAGCGCAACAAGTCGCGGCAAGCAGCTCCAATATGCGCCTTGCCGCGGCAGCGATTTTCGGCATTGAGAATTCCATTCAGGAATACTCGGCAGCCATAGATGCCTTTGCCAAGATAAGTCACTTTGATTTCGTGCACGCAATAACCGAGCATCATGCGGCGGGGAGTTGCAACTCCCCAAAAGGGATATTGTTTTGTTTTCATAATATTAGCGAGAAAGTGGATTAAAGGTAGAGCGCTTATTTGCAGCCTCAACTTCTTCGAGAACTGCTGCATCAATTTCAGAGCTTTCATTGTCGCGCTCAAGCTCCTTGATAAAGGCGCGTTCAGCCATGTGACGTTGTGCAATCTCTGCGATCAGAGCCTTACGGGATGCAAGCTGTGCTTCGGAGAGGGCTGGGGTAGTGGTGTTTAGTTTCTTGTTGCTCACAAGGTTATTATACCATAAAAGTCCCGAAAAGTAAATGTTTTTTTTCACAAAAACACACTTTTTTTAGGGGCCCCAGCCTGGCCCCCTAGCCCAGGGAGCCTAAAATTGCAGCAATGGCATGATCTTTGGCTTTGAGCTCTACCTCCCAAGTCACTCTCTCAGCTAAGCTCGAGACAATTTTAGGCACATGACTTGCATAGTCAGCATGGCTGCGACCTCCGCCTATGCCTTCACTCCAGTGAAAAACAGGTCTAGCAGCTCCCCACGTGCCAGCAAAAAGATGTGCCATATCAGAGTCACTTGCATTGCATGCGTCATGATGATTGTCATAGACAAGTGCACGCACATCGCCAAAGGTCTCGTAGAGTCGAGTGCAATTCCAATAACCTTTATCTTCATTTTCTAGAACAAGTCGTGCTTGCACACCCAAACTGCAGCGTCTTAGATTTGTTAAAAATCTTTCGCGATATTGATCAAGCCTTTCTTTTTCTAGCTTAGGCGTTGCATTTAGATGCAAACACATTGGACTGCCAAGATCTTGGCTATAGCCCATCAAGTCAAGTATATGGCTTTGATGATTTAGTTCATTGATACTGCGATCAATCACAAGTGGATTATAACTCACGAGCACATTAAACTGATCAGGATGCATGCTAACACTCACACCTAATTTTCTAGCTAGCTCTCCAGCCGATGCAAGAGCACTCAATATATGCTCATAATCTGGCAAACTCTCTAGAGATAATCCCAAAGTGGAGTCAGTTACCAAAGGAAACATGCTGCTACTAACGCGATAGTGAGCAATGCCTTGACTATGACAATGTAATATTATGCGGCTTAGCAGCTTGCAATTATGATATGCTCTACGACTCAACTCTGGCAATGCAACAGTTTTGCCCAATTTTAAATATTGAGCGCGTGTCATGGCCTTATATGCCAGAGTTTTGTCTTGTGCCTTTAATATCTCGCTAATGCATACTAAACCTAGTTTCATGGGCCTATAGTATATCAAAAACTAAGATTTGTAAATCTTATTTTTCAACTATTTCATAGTTCACGTCAATCAGTTTAATATCATCATGATTTTGTAAAGCTCGGACTTTTGCCCGTCTCAGCTCCTCATCTGTGAAGAAATAGACATTAAAGTCTTCGGCGACGATTGCAGTATAGGTCTTATCGGCGTTTCCTCTTCTTTTTTTATTCTCAACGGTTGTTATATAAGCATATTTTCTATTCATGGCTTTGTAAAAACATCTTCCATTCTGGGCGCATATCCTGTTTGCCAACAATAATATCTGGCATGCTAGGAGCACTTACGCTTTCATTGTTAACATTAAAATAAGGATAGTGACTGCTTTTGTTGCAATTACATTTACGACATGCAAGCGTGCGATTAACATGCTCGTCACTGCCACCTAAACTTCGAGGCTTGATGTGATCAATTGTAAGCTGAGCGATCGGATATTTTTTCAGGCAATATTGGCATATGTTGCCATAGACCTTTGCAAGATCTCCAAGTGCTAGTTTCTTTTTTGTTCGCTTATGATAAAATTTGCTTGTCACAGCCACAATTGTGGGTATTGGCCAGACCGCATTTTGCGAGCAGAGCACGGGCTGTTCTGGATCAAGATGATCATGACCATAGGCCATCCATTGACTCAAGCTCGTATAGCTATTGCCTTTTGTATCAAGAGCAATTACTTTGCCATTGAGTGTATAGGTAAAAGCAGCACGAGCTGGTATGACTGTGATTGGCTGCCATGCATAGTTAAGCAGCAGGGTAGTCTTTTCGTCAGCACTTACTCTTTTCATTTTGTAAAATTTTCATAATGGCATCAGCACCACTGGTTTTAACGTCGTCACATACGAGTGTTGGCACACTCTTAATATCATGTTTAATAAAAAATTCAGGATCAGCGCCTAGTTCTTTTAGTTCAATCTCAAGGGCGTTCTCTTGAATATAAGCTTTAATAACTTGGCAAGGCCCACAGAATTTACTTGTTGCTAGTGAAATTTTCATTTGATCTTTGTTACTTTTACTTTGATTTTTCCAGTTTTTAGATTATATATGCTGCTTGCCGCAGCGCGACTGAGATCAACAATTCGTGTCGGATGTGAACGCAGCGGCTTAATAGCTTTTCCATTTGAAGTTGCAAACGGCCCCCGATCGGTAATTTTTACGATTACACTCTTGCCATTTGCTAGATTTGTCACACGTACTGTTGAACCTAATGGAAAACGTGTGCTTGCAGCAGTATATGATCTATCGCATAATGCTATGCCGCTTGCAGTATGAGTGCCGCCATTGCATGCTATAGTGTAATAGCTTGCTTCTCCAATAAGGGTTTGGGAGAATGCGGTGCTTAGCATGACAAATATCAATAATAGTATTTTTTTCATAATGATAATTTGTTAGACTGATTGCCAACCTCACGCAAAGGTTTGTGTTTTAAGCTTTAGAGCTTGAGGTTTTACTACAAAGTTTTAAATTTTGAATTTTTACTTGCAATCGAAATATGCAAATCGTTATCCTTATCGTTATCAGTGAAGTATATGTGACTGAACTCAGTCAAGTTTTTGAGGTCAGCAAGTCAGTCTAACAAAAATTATTTATACAGTAGTTGTTGCATTGTAATTATCAACAACGTCTTGTAAATCTTCTACGAATTTTTGATAAAACTCGATTTTAGAGCGAACAGATTTGATGTCAAAGCAGTGCTCAATTGTATAGTCGCTTGTCATATAGGATCCAGTCTTGCGATCATAGACCTGTTCTGTTTTACCATTTACTCCACTTATGTTTTCAAGTTGAGTTAAATATGTCAGCATAGCTTTGGCCTCAGCGAGGCCAACAAGTTCATCAGCGATGCAACCATTTGCACGTTGAATCTTAGCCTTAAGATTTATAAGACTAGCCTTTTCATCTAGTAACTTTTCCCATAGGTCACTTACATTTTCAACGGGTGTCTCATTGCTATGATAGCGGTTATATTTCTCGATGAGTTTTTGCAGGTTAACAATTCGACCAGCGATACGGTTTTTTTCTTTCAGAGCTTGTGCAATGTTCATATTTTTATAGTATAATGTTTTTCGTTATTTGTAAATGTTATTTTTAATTATTTTCATGGAAGCAAAGATAAAGTCCAACTTGGCTAAGCAGCATAATTATAAATGCAGCAACTACCCAGCCTGTTCCAATAATAACTGGAGCATCTTTATATTTTGTCCATTCATGTGCTTCATAGCTAGCAAGCACTATAGCCTTTAGCTCTGGCAACAAATAGTCATTGATTGGTTTTTCGAGAAATAAACTTTGAATGTTTAATTTCACGAGCTCGCTTTTACTCCAGCCAAAAACATAACACCATTGAGCTGGAGCATTCTTTTCACCATCATAGCAAATCACAAGATCATTCTTTTTACCATTTTGCCAATAGCCTTGAAGTTGTTTTGCTTGATCAACTCCACCTTTTAGATTTACGAGAACCAAATTTACATGCTTCGTGGGTCCTAGATAGCTATTCAGCTTATCCCAATTCCAAATGTTAATTGCTATGTCTCCAATTATACGCGAGCTGCCAAAGGTTTCGTTTTTGGGATATTGAGGCAAGCCTAAACTCTGTGCTTCTTTATCACTAATATTTTTATAGCTATGCAAGCCTTGAGTATTTTTTAATGGATTTGACCACGAACGGGTTTGTGTCATAGGATAATCGCAATATTCTGGATCATCATGCACCTCGCTGATATAATCATTCATATCGCCGCTATAATAATGATAACGATCGCCGCGAACGCTATGTGTGCCATGTTTTTCTGCAATTTGCATATAGAAACTTTGCGTGATGCTTACACGGCCAAGAGTTGTATCAGCATGCCATTCTGGAGGATAATGACGATTACGAGTTACAATTCGTGTATGTGATTGTGACTTGCCTTTACTATCTGTTGTTGTATATGTCTCAAGCTCAGTCCAGCGTGCATGCCATTCAGGAATATAAACAGCAGAGGTTACACTGCCGCTTAGTGTCTCGCTATCTCTTTTCATGCTGCATGTGCCAAGCGTTAGCACACCAGTAATAATTAAGATAGCAGCGACGACTCCTGCGCCAAGTTCTTTCAGATCAATTGTATCATATTTGATCCAACAAAAAATCCCTGCAATTACAGGGATTAACATTAGTACAAATAGCCAGTAGCCTAGTGTCATTATTTGATCCAGTTAGAATTGTCTTCTCCAGACTTAAAGTTTTCTTTTGTCTCTGCGCTTGTAACAATCACGACTTCAATCTCGCGCTTGCCTAGCATCTTTAGAATAGTTCCAGATGGAAACATACCAAGAGCATCATCGGCCTGTCGTTTCACTTCAAGCAATCGAGTCTGACTATACTGCCAATCTTTGCGTCCTGCGACAACAATATTTTGCAAGTTAGTTAGAGTTTTAATTTCGGTAATACCTGGCACAGCTTCTTGCACCATACCAACAGTTACCATTTGTCCTTCACCTGCAGTATTGCCACCTCTAGCCTCGGCGTAACCAGTGATAATGTTTGTAAGAGCTTCAACCTCCTTATCACTCACACCTGCAGCTTCACGAATACTCTTTCGAGTATTATCAAGCACATTACTATTATCGACTTGAGTAGCTTTTGCTAGATTTTCAAGTCGTGTATAACTGTTCATACTGCCAATAGCAGAGAACATAAGAATTAGACCAAGTAGAAATACACCTCCAAGAGATGCTAGTGCGATTAGTTTTGTTTTCATATTAGTTTGTTTTGTAGATATTGAAGTCTCCAAACTTTGGTCTGGAAACTATATTTGGTGAATTGATCGCTCCGAACTTTGTGAGATATTCTTCAAATGAAATTTCTTCACCGCTGTTATAGATATAATCAAATAGGAACTCTTCAGCCTTGTCGCTTAACTTTAGTTCGTTTTTTAGCGTATCGAAATAGAGATCTTGCACTCGACCAAGTTCTTGAATAAATGCACGATTTTTATAAATTAGATCTTCGTGACTTGCTGTTATGCCGTTATTTTCTTTCATATTATTTTATAGTTCAACGTCTGAGAATGGAACGATGCAAGCGCAATAGCTCCACTTAGAAGGTAAGATCGCAGCCACTCCAGATAGTTCTTCTTGTTCTTCTTTAGACTCAGGAATCATCCAAAGAATTACACTATCGTGCGGCATATCACAACCATCATCGGGATATGTTTCTTGCGTCTCGATAGAGAAGCCTTCAGCAAAAGCATATGAGTCATCTTCAAATCTTATAGATTCACCACATGGTGCATTGCCCGAGATGTTGTAGTTCACATTAAGATATTTGTGATTCGTACTTGAGAAACTTGCAACCCATTGGCCTTTGCTATTTTTAAGAGCACGAAGACCAGTTAGACTGATCTTCTCTCCGGCCTTGGCTTCAGCATGAGTATAACGATGTTCAACAGCTAATTTCATTTTCTTTCATCGTATTGTAGGTTAATAATTTTGAAGCTTCCGCCAGCATGTTTGATTACAACACCTTCAAAAGCTTTGCCATCAATCTTATCAATCTCGGCGCTATATTTTTGAATGTGTTCTGGAGTTAGCACAACACTTTTTTCAAGCATTGGCACAACTGGAATGTTTAGCTGAGCACAAACCTTCTCATAGTAATGGTTGTCATCTGGATCAGCATAACATAATTCATCCATTTTGTAAACATTAAAGGCAGCAAAATTTAGTGGCAACTGACCGTGAGGATTTTTACCAAAGCCCTGAATGCTATTGCCATAGAGCTCACCGCGCAAGCTTAGACTAACATCATGCTGTTGACAATAAGCTGCTAGCTTATTGAGAATGTCATACTTAGCAACTCCTTGAATATATTTGTTATCACATTCAGTTTTAAGGCGCAAGCTACGACTAGTGACACCAGTTTCCCAAGAGCCGTCTTCAAGTTTGCGAGCATATACACTTAACGAGCTGCCATCAATCTTGAGCGTAATATCACACACTTCACCAAAGGGCAAGTCAGCGATATTCTGCCAACGCTCTTCATCAGTCTTAGGCAAGCCACGTGGCAAATAGCCAGCGGCGCTGAGATCTTGAGGAGCAGGTGGCTCATATTTAGTTACGCCAATAATTTCAGAGACTTCAGTGCCTGGCACAATATCACCATAGGCAACAAGTGCAGACCAAGTGCCAATAGACATCACGATGCCAAAGCTCCATTCGCCACGCAAACGACAAGCCTTAACACGATTGCTACGTTTGCGGAACATTTCAGCCCACGGTTCGTCAGGCAGCACTGTATCAGGTTGGATTAGCACAACCTTATCTCCTTGAGAGAAGGCATCACGAGCAACAATGCAGCGATAGCCAAGTACAGTTGCAATGTCGAGAGCATCGGCATTTGGGTGCTGCTCGATAGTTTTAATAGTTTCAATAGAAGCGAGTTTCATAATTTTGTAGATTAGCCAGCGTGAAAGCTTGCGCAAACAACGCGAGGCAGTATTTCGTTTTCAGCAGCAACTCCGACTAGAGTAACGCTCACATTTTCAGGCGAGCTCGCCCAGCCGCTATAACGATATTGCCAATCCGCGTCAGTCATAAAGACGTTACCGGACAAGCTAGGGTTTATACGGCGCGCAATTTCAACATCAGGTGCGACCACTACAGCATCGCTATAGGTATCATAGCCGCGATTTTCAGTTTGAGAGATATGGTAGATGTTCATAATTATTTTGAGCTAAGAAGAGAGGATTTTTTAGTGTCAAGGTCGATGGTTGCGCCTTTGTCAAAGTTGCGGAAGATTCGATAGCTTTCTCCCCAAACACAGTCATTTAGAAAACGGCGAAGACCAGAAGGTGTTCCAATTTCATGACATTCACCATCAACAATCACTGTATATTTTTTTCTGCAGGCTGCGCGTTGGTGCCCTTTGCAAATTTCGTTACAAGTCTTGATGATGTCAGTAATTTCGTTTGCTGTAAAGTAGGTGTTGCTCACAAGGAAATAGTACCACAAATCACGCGATTTGTACACCTAAAAATGCATATTTTTTCATTTTTTTTTAGGGCCCCCTTAAGGGGGCCCCCTTAAGGGGGCCCCAGCCTAGGCCCTTTAGTCCAGGATTCCATGGAGAGCGGCATCCAGCTTTTCGAGCAGCTCTTCTTTGCTATGCGCCAGAGGTACGCCATATCTCTCGCAAACAATGCGAACATTGCCTTTGCGCCAAAAGCCATCAGGACAGCATACAACAGTTTTGTCATGATCAGCAAATAGGCCAAGCTCAAGCAAACTAATAGGACTCTTCGTAGCAGGATCAAAATAAAGAATGATCATATCAGCAGCGTCAAGATGATCAAGCTCCCAATTTACCTGTTCGTTAAATGCGTCGCTTGTATCAGTCCATGTGCTATCCCAATCAGGTCGACGAGGATTAAGAAAGACGATTGGCAAGTGAGAATAGCGATTAGTAAACTCTTCTTGCCAAGGCTCAGCTACACCCATTTCGATGCTGCCAGCTAAAAAGATTTTTGGATAATCCTTATAGAGTGTCTTTTCTTCTGAGGTTAAAACGCGCGGTGCGTGTAATGTAATGTTTTTCATATTTTTTTGTAAAGATTGTAACGGCGGAAGCATTCCACTTAAGGCACTCTCTTTAAAGCTTAGGCTACCGTTAATATTATAACTTAGAAATTTTTAGCAACTCGAGCACGAATCTCACTTAGAGTTTCAACAACACATTCTTTACCATTTGCAAATACAGGATAGAATGCGCAATTGCGAACTTCATCCCACGTTGCTTGATCTTTAAGCTCGAATCCATCTTCTGTTTCATAGACTGCAGTCAGACCTTTTGCACTCTTCTTCAGACCATTGTCAGTCTTAGGATCTTTGAAGATCTCTTTACCGACGATAGCTCCATTGAGCTCAACTTCACCATAGGTGCTCTTTACAGCAAAGCCATAGGTGTCACGAGTTACAATTGCATTAGGAGTTACAGCACCTTGATAGGTAAAGCTGCCAATACCAAAGACAATGTTGGTCGATGCAAAGCCTTTATCGGCGAGTCGTTGACAGATTTGCTCAGCGCGTTCAAGTGTAATACTGTCACCATAGATTGCACCAATGTGGCTGTCAAGCTGCTTATATCCAGTGCTGGTTTCGGTACCACCGAAGATTTCCCAAAGACACTGAATCATACCCTTGACTTCAAGCTCAGTGATTTCTTTGGTGTAAGGTGTTGGCGAGCCATTTTTATGCGATACAATATCAAAGATGTAATATTTTCCATCGCGAACTTCATATTCATCAGGCAAATAGCCAGTCACAATCTTAACTGGATCACCACTGTCAGGACGAATCACAACCTTACCATCACGTGCCATGATCTTATCCTTCAGCTGTGTGCAAATGCCTCCATCAGGATCGACAACATTCCAGAAGTCCCATGTGTCCGAGACAATCGAAACAATGCCGCTTGGATAGACTTCGCTAATAAGTCGTGTAAATGTACCAACTTCATCGTCGAGTCCGCCCATGCACATCACGCTGTGTTCTGTTGCAGCAACCGAACCACCGACGAGTTCTTTCTCAACATCAGCGCCATAATATTCCTCGAGGAAATCAATAGCAGGCAATGTATCAGTGCCAGTGAAGCTCAGTAAGTGAGCAGCTCCGCTCATAGATGCAGCCTCAAGACCAAAGTGGCCTCGGAAAGAGAAGTCGTGGCCTTGCCATGGCACAAAGTCAATCGCTTCAGGTGCAGTTTTTTGAGCCCAACGATTTAGGATTCGACGATACATCAATGCAGTTGTTGCGCTTGTGCAAGGCCCCCAGATTGTCGTACTTAAAATCGTTTCAATAGCATTAGTCAGCCAGAAGAAACGAGGATCAGTATTCCATACGACAAACATTGGCACACGAAGATCAACGAGACTGCCTTCTGGCAAACTCCAGATTTCGAGAGGCAAATGGCCAAGAGCATGCAGATCACGAATGTGTGCATCACCAATCTGATTAGGCCCAAGATATGCAAGCAAGCGGCGAGCATATTTTGCTGTTACCTCATCCAATGGTCGCTCAAAGAAATTGCGATTCCAATCTTCAATCAAATAGCGCTTGATGAAATATTGCAAGCCAAAGAGTACGACCTTATCTTGACCCGCTACACGAGAGCCCCGCGCAGTAAGGTTACTAAAGACAAGTGTGCTGTTGCTTGGATATTGACGGCGATGGTCGACTTTATAGCCGTCGACAAGTAGTGGTGCTAGTGTATTATTCATTTTTGTTGAGTTTGATATTAAGTGAAAAGTTTAGGAGAGTGGCTTAGTGCGGTTATGCTGTTCGAGTATATCGATAAACATCAAGAGTTGCACCATGTTTTGGAGCAATATTTTGATAGGCATGAGAACCGAAGTGGAAACGTGCTGCCATCAGAGATTTCGCCCGTTCGCGATAAATCATAGCATTTGGATTGTTCTGACCGAGGCGAGCACGAACCTCGATTTTTAAAATTTTTGGCTTATATGAAGGATCCTGTAGAGCTAAGAGTCTCTGTGCAGCATTATGCCGACGATTTTGTTGTCGAATTTCTACAATTTGAGCGAGGCCTTTTGCGTCATTTTGAACGCTAAAGAGATAGGAGTCAGTGCGATTAGTGTGAATTGTTTTCATAATATGTTAGAGATTGCTTACAGGGAAATAGTACCACAAATCACGCGATTTGTACACCTAAAAATGCATATTTTTTCACTTTTTTTAGGGGGCCCTGGGCTAGGCAGGGATCATTAAGCTTACTTGATGATGATGATATTGTATCAGAGTTTGTTACCAACTTGCTGCAGTTTGGTAGCCGCTATCGTATTTGAATTGCGCGTAGTCCTTGATGAAGTCATCGAAGCTATCATAGCGTGCGCACCATTCAAAAGAGTTTCCGCGGTCACTTGCGTAAAAGCAATCGCAATCCTCTTCTCGATCAGTCTCAGCATTCCATCGAGATTCGACTTTGTGGGAGATACTCTCAATTGCAGCAATGCGTTTGATGATTGCGATTTCTTCAGGAGTTACTTTGGTCATAATGTTATTGTATTAGAGTTCGTTTAGTAAGCGCGTGCTACTGCGTAAAACTTTCCGTCGATGTTTTTTTCGATGTCCCAATAGACTCGACGATTGCCGCATGTGCAACGACGATCAAAGCCGTCCCAGCCGCTGCACTCAATTTGACTTTCTTCAAGCCACTCATTGCAATTCATACCATCGAATTCGACATCGCCATTCTCTTGGGCATAGTCTTCGGCAGCTTTGATTGCTTCTTCAGGAGTGTTGAATGTTGCGGACCAATAGTTGTTGTTCATAATATTATTGTATTAGAGTTTGTTACCAGTAAGTGTAGATGAGAATCGTTCCATCCTCGTGACGGTACCTAGCATTCACATAATTCTGAACGCAGCTATCATCGCATGTTTCGAACACTCCCAAACGCTCTTGAAGGTCTCTCATTGCATCGACATAGGCTTTACATGCTAATGCTGCTTCGTCGCGTGTGTTGTAAATGATTTCGGTCATAATATTATTGTATTGTAGTTCCCAGGTTTAGCTGCTTTAAGAGCTTTGAGTGCTGCAGCGTTATCATTGAAGGTGCCAACTGGAGTTACAAAGCCTCCGAAGTTTTCAAGCACCTCGTTGCGTACAACATAGTGAGTTACCTGACCATCACGGACACGAAAGCCAATCCAGCGAGCTTGATACACTCCATCCTTTTTAGCCTTAGCCTTCTCTTGAATGAAGAGGCGATTGGCTTGGTTGAGTTGCCCGTAGAAAATGACTTCTTTCATGCTGGTAATACGGTTGCTGTTCCTAATTCCGTGTCGAACTCAATAAAGATATACTCGCTGTATTTAATCCATTTTTCTAGCTGTTCGTTAATCTTCTTGTATCGTGATTCAATCAATGATTCCGATTCGTCATCATCCAATCCTTCCATTTCTAGGACTTGGTTTTCTGCCGCTTCACGTATCATTTCGCATACGCCGTCAGGGTCTTTTAGTGTTAGTTTTAGTTTCATGCTGTGGTGTTGCTTACAAGGATATTCTACCACAAAACGAGCAAAAAGTACACAACTTTTTTCAAAAAAGTGCGTTTTTTCTCACTTTTTATAGCCCAATTGGCCAAATCGTGAGATTCTTGAGACCGGCATGAGAGATTTTGCGGCTATTCGTGATGTAAACACCATCAAACTCGCCGCACATCTTGACTACTCCCTTAAGGCAATCAGCATGCGAGACGCTCAAATAGACTCTTTTTGCGCCGACCTCTTTGAGCTTAGAGTTGAGTCCAATAAAGGTGCCGCCCATGCTCACAATGTCATCAAAGATTATGCAGTTATATTCGCTGAGGTTGCGATCATCGGCATGAACTTTAAAGCTTTGCAATTCACCTGTAGCAAGATCACGAACTTTCTCGCAATTGACTACGTCAAAATTATGGAATGTTGCAAACGTTGCTTTAAGATGTTTGACGATCTTTTCAATGCGTTTGCCTGCTCCAGCGTCTGGACAGATAATCATAAAGCTATTCACTCCAGTTTTTTGATAGATGTCAGCTACAGCCTTTTCGGCATAGACAAGATCGTCAAGAAGCTCAACATTATTGATGAGTGCTGGAGTAACATCGCTATGAGGAGTTAGGATATACACAGCATCAAAATTGCAACGATTAATCATATCAGCATAGACTTTGACTGTCAAGCTTTCGCCTTCATTGCAAACACGATCTTGACGTGCGCCAGGAAAATAAGGCAAAACGAGACTAATGTTTTTGAATCCAAGACGACGAGCTGCATCAGATGCAATTACAACTCTGAAAAAGTCTTCGACATTATCTGCGCGTTGTGTAATAAACAATTGAGCATTAGGATCTTGAGTTGCATCAGCTAGATGGTCAGTGAATCTTAAATATGGCTCACCGCCTAGAAAGGTGCTTTGCTTGATCGCGAGATGAAACTTTTCATCTGAATTCACCGGTGTGAAGTCAGGGTCGAGGTTAGCGATAAAAATTTGTGTGGTGCTAACGGCCCACTTTAGGTGTAATTGTTTTTTCATAAATTGTTTTTCTTAGGTCCACATATAGCCACTTTAGTAAATGTTTTTGTAAAAAGTTCATTGTCAATTGTATTTGCAACAGCTGTTAACTGTACATGATTTGGTATATTTGTTGCAAGGAATTCTCGATCGAGAAAATCAATATTTTTCCAAATCTCCCGCCTAAATTTTGTTTGAAAACCACAGTCTTCTTCCATTGCATGCCAGTAATCATCATCAAGTTTAGTGGCAATGCAGATCATAACATATGTGGCTCTGAGCCAAAAACTACGTTGCTGCTATATCTCTCAGCGTTATAAACAAAGTTCATAATATTGCCCCATGGACTTACTTCAGTATCTTCGCATTCAGTCTCAGAAACTAAGACCCAACCATATTTTGGATCAGTATAGACCCACGCTTGTTCTTCCATAATTAGTTTAATAATTTTTGAAAACTCCAGTGCTTTCTTGATATTTGAATCCTTTACGATATTCCTCGATCTCTTCAGAGGTCAAGTTCTCAACCTTTTCTCCGACATATGTGCCAGCTGGGTACCAGTGTGGTTCAAAAGCTCGGCGATAATAGGCATCGGCCGATCCGCGATCAAAGAGTGAGCCGTTTTTGTTGCGATCAAATTGTGGTGGGAAGAAGTCTTTCATAATGTGGTGTTGCTTACAGGGAAATAGTACCACAAATCACGCGATTTGTACACCTAAAAATGCATATTTTTTCACTTTTTTTCAAAAAATAAGGGGCCCCAGCAGGACCCCTAAGTTTTTATGGGCCCCCAGCCCTTAGTTTTTTGCCTTTTGTGCTCTTTTTTTGGTTTTTGCAGGCTCAGCTGTAGCAGCTGCAGCAGCAGCTTCGACCGCAGCAGCCTCTACCTCAAGCAATGCATTTCGGGCATTTAGTCTTTCAACGACTACATTGCAATCCATCCAAATATCTTTGTCATCAATCAGGCTGTCAATTTCCTCTTCAGTCAAAAAGTTCTTATAGGCTTTACGCAAGATGTGTTCACTCCATTTGCGCTGATGAATAACGCTCTGATACATTTCACCGCCTTTGCCAACTACACCGCCGCTATAGTTATGAAATAGGAAAGCGCTATGTTCATTTACAAGATATTCGTCACCTGCTAAAAAGATTAGCGTTGCTGCACTCATGCATGCTCCTGCTACATTCATAACCAAATGAGCATTGCTTATTTCAAATGCCTGTAGCAATTGAACAGCAGTAAAGAGATTGCCACCTGGACTATTAATGTTGATTTTAATAATATCGCTCTCACGAGCATTGCTTATGATATGAAACCATTCAATATAATCTTCGGGATCACCGATCTCACCACAGAGATAAAATTCAATTAGATTGCCATAGTCTCCAATATAGACATCTTTTCCTTTAGAAAAAATATCTTCAATTGAATTTATTTTGGCTGTTGTGGGCTTGCTATTGTTGAGCACGATTTGTTTTGTCATAGATTTACTTATTCGTTAGATAGTATTGTGTTAGAGTATCATATAATGGCTTAATAAAGTTTTTGGTCTTTTCAATAAAGACAATTGGTTGCGGATCATCATCAACTGCCATAATAATAACGATCTGATTGATCTTGATGCCTGTGCGCTCTTCAAACATAATCGCATAGGCCGTAGCTTGTTGAAAATAGTTTGAAATGTCTTCAGCACTCTTGCGGCGACGACTAGTTTTAAAATCAACAATACTATATGTGCCATTATAGTTTGCAACAAGATCAACGCGACCAGCTGTGCGTAGCGTATCACTATATAGTGGACACTCTTGTAAGATCACTTCATTAATGTGACTATCAAGTATGGGACGTATGCTCTTAAAAAGAGCGCGTTGATGAGGCATATCACTTGGCAGAAAATAGTCTGGATTGTTGTCAAGATAGCGTTCAACAATCTCATGCATTGCTGTGCCTCGAGTTGCAGCATGACGGCATATTCGATCTGCCTCTGCATCTCCTACATTTTCACGCCAGGTTTTTAAGTGATCTTTGCCTATGCTGCCAAGTATTGTGGTAATGCTAGCATATGCTGCACCGTCTGGTGTTACATATCGACGACCATTTTCGCCATTCTCGACAGCTAAATCACTATAGCCAAGATCAACTGGCGAATGTTTGAATCGATTCATTTGTCTCTTTTTGGACCGCCTCGTTTGTCTTTGTTTCGATCACCTTTGGATTTTCCCATAGTCTTTATAGATTAAAGGTTTTATTTAATTGTTCCAATGTCTAATTGTATTAGCAATAATGAAAAAGCTGCATGCAATTAGAGAGTTTCAATGGTGTTTTTTCGACCTGATTGTTTTTTTACTTTGTTAAGAACATCATTCCAGCCAGAGCCAGCACGGCGTATAACACTAACAACACCGCCACCATCATAGCTTACACTTGGTGCAGCTAGACAACGAACGATTTTGCCCTCTGTCCCACAATGCGGACATGGGCTTTGTGTTGGAAGATCACGATCAGCTAGTCTTACGCTCTGTTCCCAACGGGTGTCGCAATCGCTGCAATGATAATCATAGTTCATATTAAATTAAATTAGGAAATGCCTTTTGAACAAGAGCTTCTGTAAGTTTAGGATAAAGATTCTGCAACTTTTTGTCTTTCATCGCAATAAGAATTTTTGCATCAGCTGGATGACATGTTTCAAGAAGCTTGATAAACACAGTCTCACGCTTTACGCTGCCAATTTGTTTTTTAGCGCCCTTAACAAGATATGCCAAATCAAAGATCGCCTTTTCAATGTGGCGATATTGCATGCCTGCGATATCTGGTTGCAGACTATATGGCGGTGCTCCTTCCGGCAAATCAAAAGTTACGCTACTCTTATAGTTGGCTTGCAAGATTGTCTTGATTGCAAATGTGCTGTATTGTTGTAAAATAGCGGCGCGATCATCGATATTTTTTGCTTCACTTACCAATACGAAAACTTCGTGTGGCAATTTAACCTGATTATGTTTTGCTGTTTGTTCTTTCATTTTTTTACGAAAAATTCTTCTGCAGAACCAACCAATTGATTGCACCGTTTGCTAATCAAATAGTTTAGAACCTTAGAATTGTTTTTTGCACTCTTACGTGCATATTCTTCATTTATAGAATTAATTAAATCCTCTGGAATTTGAGTCAAGTCAATCATCTTCATATTGCGCATATAGTTTCGATATGTCTCAGAATTCAAATATTCACTTGGCTGTTTAGTTTTACTTGCTTCATACCATGAGTCAAGAGTTTTACTTGATAATGGCTTTTGACGGCTGCCGCTTACAAAGACACTATCTTCGCTAAGAACGTTTGGCACACCATCACTTGTATCACCTCGCATAATATGTTCAAAGAGCATGCGATGCGGGTTTTTCTCAACAATCTTTTTCTTAAGTGCTGGACTAAATTGTTCAACATTGCTATAGCGCTGCAACTGACCAAAATCTTTATCGCTACTAATAATCATAATTGGCTCGCTCTGGCCAAATTCTTGTGTATTTGCTACAAGCGTTGCAATAATATCATCAGCCTCTGCACCTCGGACTTGCAGCACTCGATATGGCATAAATTCATCAATCTCTGCTTTTACAGTATTGATAATCTCATAGATCTCTTTCCAATCTCGATCGCTTGACTCGCGATTGGTTTTACGTGAAGCTTTATATTCTGCAAAAACAGTTTTGCGCCAGCTATTGCTATCACAAACAATAACCGTTTCTCCATAGTTGTCGCGATATTTTGCATTATACATGCGTAAGCTATTTAAGATCATGTGCCGCACAAGAGCCTCATTGAGGTTTTGTTTTGGTTGTGAAAGTACGCTGCTAATGCAAATGCCCGAAAAGTCAATAATTGTCATACGTTCTCTATTCTACACAAGAATTAGAATTTGTAAACTCTTTTTTTAATTTTTTTACGTGGTTGCGGTGAATGCGCGCCTGTATAATGCCATTGTAATAGCTGTCATCTAGGAGGACTTGTCGATCCATTTGTTCCTTAAGCTCCAAATAGCCCATAACACCAGCAGTCTCGCAAAGATGAAGTATCTCCCTAGAAAAGCGACTGGCTCCAAATTCTTCAACAAGTGCCTGGGTTTCTGTTGAACTGCCAAAATAGTTTTTCCAGTCGCTTTCCTTTACGCTCCGACGTTTTCGAGTTTTGCCCTTTAATGGTGCTTTGGTTACTTTGCTCCAGAACTTTTTCTTGCCAATGTATTTTTTACCATTCACAAGATCTGTAAGAAGATAGACAAATCCAAGATATTCGCCTATCATCTCACTTGTAAACTCCGTATCATTATAAATCCACATATTTTATCTATGACTCTCAATAATCATCAATGTCACAAATATCGTCTTCACAAATATCTGATCCGCAAAATGGACAATATCGAGGCTCGCGGCATTCTTCAAGATCATTATAAATCTCTTGATCAAGCTCTTCTACATCTGCGCTCCAAAGATCATCACTATCATCCCATGTTAGTTCATAGACCAATCTGCAGCAACTACATTTAAACTTTTCAACCATAATTTATGCTTCACATGTTTGGCAACTAACAATACTGCGGGCAAGATTTTGCGCAGGATTTGTACCGCGTTGATAATAGAGACTCTTAATGCCATTTTCCCATGCAAAGATTTGCAGATCGCTGACATCCTTTGGTTTTGTATCAGTACTAATCATAAGATTTAAACTCTGACCTTGATCAATATAAGGCTGACGTTGTGCAGCTTGTATGACAACATCCTTTTGCGAGATCTCAGCAAACGTCTTAAAGACTGCACGAGTTTCATCGCTAAGTAATTCAGTGAGATGTTGTACACTACCACCGTGTATTAGAATATCTTTCCAGACTGAAGCTTTGTCTGCACCTTTGTCGGCCAGTACTTTTTTCAGATATGGATTCTTATATGTGAATTTACCTTTTGCAAGATCCTTAACAAAATAGTTACTATTTAGTGGTTCAATGCTTGGCGATACCTGACCTAGAATAGCACTGCTTGAAACAGTTGGCGCAATAGCAAGTGTTGTTGCATTACGACGACCATAGCCTTTCAATAATTCTGGCTCACCAAAAATTTGAGCAAGTTGGCCAGTAGCAGAATCAGTTCTTTCACGAATCGTTTTCCAGATTTCAACGTTGCGAGCTTGAGCTTCAATAGTTTCAAATGCAATGGCATTCTTTTGTAGATAGCTATGCCAGCCAAGTACACCAACACCAAGTGCTCGCTGATTCATTGCAAATTTACGAGGAGCGCTCATGTGTGGAATGTCTGCAGTCTTGTCAATAAACTCGCTCATGACTGCATCCAAGAAATAGACGAGGGTTTCAATCGCATCAGTATCTTTAATCTCTTCCCAATTTTCAAGATTGAGACTGCTAAGATTGCATACAAAGCTTTCGTCAGGACTGCTGCTTAACATAATCTCACTACAAAGATTGCTTGCATGAATTGTCAAGCCCTTATCTTTATAGACCTGAGGTGCGGCATCATTAACATTATCAGTAAAGAACAAATAAGGATAGCCACTTTCAAAACGCTTTTTAATAATCTTGCCCCATAGAGCACGTTTAGTTTTATCTCCATTAAGCATGCTTTGCATCCATTCATTACTAATGCATGCACCAATGCTCATGTTTTGAATAGCATGGCCATCACTGCGAATCTTTAAAAATTCTTCAAAGTCTGGATGATCAACTGGCAGATATGCTGCAAAACTGCCACGACGCACACTGCCTTGACTTACTACATTCATAAGAGTCTCATAGAGCTCCATAAAATGAACTGCTCCAGTGCTTGTGCCTTCACTATTAATTGCACTGCCGCGGCCGCGAAGAGCTCCAAAATATGCACTTGTGCCACCGCCGTATTTTGTCATCATTGCAACCTCAGCAATCTTTGACCCAGCAATTTCACTTAGTGTGTCATCAATATAACTACCAAAGCAACTAATTGGCAAGCCTCGATCTCGACCGAAATTTGCCCAAATAGGACTACTCAAACTATAAAAGCCTCTATGCAAATAGCCTAAAAACTTATTTGCGAATCCATCAATTTTTAAAATGTGTTCAGCACTAGCGGCAATTGCTGTCATTCGTTCTTCTGCACTCTCACCCTCAAGTAAATAGCCTCTGCTCAAAAATTTGCGGCTATCTTCATTCAACCAATATATTTCCATAGTATCATTCATTAATATTATATATCAAAACAAATCATCTTCATCAAAGCTCTGGTTTTTCTTGCTATAGCCAGTATCTTTTGTATGAAAGAAGTCTGTCATATTATTTCCAAAGAGCTCTTCATCAAACCATGTTGTGGCTTCTAGCAGTTCAGTATTAATATCTTCAAATGGTGCTTTGAAACCAATTTGAATCATGCTATTGTTAATACGATTTTTAATAAACTCTTTGAGCAGTGGTGCACTCAGTGCTGGCTCTTGTATGCCATTGATCATCCAATCAACAATCTTGCTCTCTGCTTTAAATGCTTCATGCGCTTCATGTGCGATACGCTCTTCAAGCTCTGCATCAAATAGATCTGGCAACTCTTCACGAATCGTATTAATAATTTTCATGCCAACGAGAGCATGAATGTTTTCTTCATTGCGTGTATATTTGACCTGTTGATCTGTATCAAATAGCACATTGCGATAGCGTGCAAACCAGTTAATGACATAGAACTGACTAAAGAGACTTACGTTCTCAACAAAGAGTGTAAACAAGATAAGAGCATAGAGATATTGTTTGCGACTATCTTTATAAAATTTGTGGGTATATTTACGAAGATATTTTACTCTTCCTTGAATCCAATCAAGTTTTAGATTCTCTTCAAATACATCCTCCATATCAAGGACCTTTAACAATCTCTCATAGGCATTATTATGAATTACTTCAATATTTGCCATAACATAGCCAAGATCTTGCAAACCAGGATGTGGTAGATTCTCACCGAGTTTAGCCCAAAAAGTCTTGACTGCAACTTCGATTTGACCAACTGCACTTAATGTTCGTATTATAATTTGTCGTTCCTGTTCTGTCAAGACTGTCTTAAATTGGTGTAGATCTGCATTAAAACTAAATTCCTTATCTGTCCAAAATCCATTATGCATGCTCTCAATAAACTGTTCTGTCCATGGATAGCGATTAGGTTTTCGACTAATTTGTTCATCAAATATCGTAGTAGGTGCTTGTTCTATTTTCATTTAATATAGTATAAATTATTTTTGTGAAATTGTAAACCTTATTTTGAAACTTTTCTTCGAATCATTTTTAATTCTCCGGTTTTGGAGTTACGCAATAATATCGTTTTATTAGGATTTTTCGTTGCATATTCATGAATAGCCTTTTGTTGTTCACTGCTGCAATCAAGTTCTCCTAGCCATTCTTCAGTTGTGGCTTTTCTCTTATTCTCAAAACGTCGCCATACTCTTGGCACAAGATTAAACATTTTATATTTCTTTCGATCCATGCCAAGTGGAATTGGATTGTCTGCTATTGCATCAGCTGACATACTTGGAGCATTATTGCCTGCCTCCCCTCCTGAAATTTCATCTTCTTTTATTTTCATCTAGACTATCTATAAAGATTCGCGATTCAACCTACATCTCTTTTAGTCTCTTAGCAACTAAAAGATCGCTTGGTATATCATGAAAATCATCATAGTTAATATAGTTATAATACATAAGAAATGTTTTTAGCGCTGGCCACTGAGTCTCCTTAAGCTTATAAAAACACATGTTTGTTGCCGCTTCATAGCGAAACACATTAAAGATGCAAATTAGATGATTGCTAATAAGACGCTCATGCAATTCACCTTTATCAGTATATTGTGTAAATAACTTTTTGAGATATTTAAATCGGTCAAGATCCTCATTAAACTCATTAATGTTTAGAATACGAGGATTGTTATAATTTTGTGCAGCATATAGCACAAAATTTTCACCGCTTATTGAATTATGATCGATTCTATTCACAGATTTTTATCTTAAGATCGCTGCTGCCAATCCTATATATTCTGTGGTATTCCATTTTTGGAATATGGAGTTTATCACCGATGCGTAATTCAAAAGGCAATTGATTATCGCACTGTAGCATCCAGCCAACTCCTTCGAGTATTTCAATTTCACGTGATTCATGATCTCGGTGCCATACCATTTCATCATCGTTAACATCATGCTTAAATAAGCGTTCATATGATTCATCATTTGTTTTTTTATCAATATATGGTTTATTCATATTACCAGAAAAATGATCCTCCACCCTTAAGACCTAATTCTTTTGCATAATAAGGCAATCGACATGCCCAATAACCAGGCTTTGTTTTATCTTTCTTTGTTGAACATTTATGTCTTGCCGCAAAACTAGCTCGAGCCTCTGGATCATTTATTTTTGCATTCAGACCAGTTGTATCACCAAACTCTACCTTAATTACATTACCTTTATCATTCTTAACAAAGACATAAAACTTTTTGCTGCCGCCTCGTTTAGGCTTATTAAGTTCAGGTTGAGTTTCTTCTATTAAAGGATGATCAAGCGGAACGATCTCTCCTTCATAGAGAGCAGATTCACCAATGTCACTTTCAAGTATCATCTTTTCAAAGCTAGTTGGTGCTAGTTCATCTATGCGAGTCTTAGCATATCTAAATAGTTCATAATAGCTTTCACTATGTGGCCTAAAAATATTTTCAGCAATAGGTATATTATTCTCAATATGAAAATCAAAGGCCTTTTCAATATCAACACGTTCACTTAAAATATTTGCTAATTTTTTCATTTTTTGGTTTACAAACTTTCTAGTATATGTATAATAGGTGCTTAGCACCTCCCGCTGAATTTATGAAGCGGGTAATAATATTTAAATGTTCTTATAATTTATCTATATTTGTTAATAAAACATTAAGATCTTAGTAATCATATTAAAGTATGCTATTCCAATTTAAGGAGCCATGAACATTGCCGCCGCCAGTGCTTAAGTGGCGGACTCCTAATGTAAATGTATCAGAAGCACCACCGATCGTTCTGCCTAATTGATGTTCAAATGCATATTGTAAATTTTCATTAATTATTTCACGAGATCGATTGCTACTTTCAAATAGTCCACTTTCTTCAACAATCCCGCCTGTCATTGAAGTTGCAGTTATGTTATATTCTAACACTGATCCACTACCAGTATGTGTTGTCCAACTTCCTCCAGTAATATCGGCGTTTCGTATAAGAGCATATTCATAAATGATTCCATTTCCAGTGCCAAGAATATGAACTTGTGAAGGTAAAACAATAGCATCAGTATATCCACTTTTCAAACGAAGTGATACAACTGGAGCATATCCGCCGCTTGCGACTGAAGTACTTGCAATAGCTGTTGTTCTTGTTGCAGCCCACTGTTTCGTAATAGGTTCATAACCGCCTTCAGATATTACAGTAGAACAAATTTGCTTCATTGTAGTTGAGCCGCTTGTAGCTGCTAAGTTTTCAATTTCATAGCGAATAGGCAAGCAAGCTGTTGACATATATGTCGTTGTTCGGGCGTTATCATTGTGGAATGTATGAGCTACAATTAAGTGGCCATCTACAACAAATCCGCAGCGAACATCGCCTACACCCAACCATTCAATATCCATCCAAAATATTTGAGCTTTAGTAAAATCAATTGTTCGGCCACTATAACCTGTACCGTCAAACTTATCACCATTCCATTCGCTACGTGACGCAGTTAGCGTAGTATTAAGGCTACGACTGCGAATCTTTAATGAAACGGTTTCACCATCAGCTTCAAGAAATATACCATCATCATTTCCAAAATAGCCAATGCGTTGGCGAACATTTGCCTTAAGAGTTCCTAAACAAAAACTAGCAAGAATTAGCAAACTTTTTCCAGGCTGATACGACATTACTCGACGTGTTTCGCGAACAACTTTGCTGCCTGACTCATTCGTTACAGCTAGCGCCATTACGTTTTCAGTTGCCACGTGAGTAGCAGTTCCATTTGTTGTGGTTAGCGTGTCCCACTTGCCATTATCGCCATAACGATATTGACTATCAAACAATGTGAATGGTGCACTTGTTCGTAGTCGACCAAATGCGTCAGTTAACGATCCGCCCGGTGTTAACTGATCGGCCAACATATGAACTTCATATCTCGCTCCGGCGTTCGTTAATTTCTTAGATTCTGATAAGTATTGAGTAGGCATATTTTATTTAGAGTTATTTTAAATGCATTTGCGAATTATATCGGCTTCTTCGTCACGTCGACGTAACAAACCATCAAGACCTTTACCAACCCATAATCTTTTCATTGCAATTATTTGATCTGCAATATATTTATAAAGTTCTTTGTTAATTGGTTTAGTTGCAATAGCGTCTTTTATATTTTTCATTTCAACTCGAGATGCACCCTTTGTGCTGCCACCTCGATTAAAGACAATTGATACAAGAGCTCCAAAGGCATCAGGATGTAGCTTATCAGCTCCAGGAAAACTCGTCTTGGTTAGTTTAATAAAACGAGGCAATGTTCTCTCATTAAATACTTCCTGAGCGCTGCTCCATGGAATGTTAATATCCTTTAGACCTGAGATTTTTCCACTAGCAGCTTTGCTCTTTAGACCAATACAACCATGCAAACGAGCAAAAACCTTTGCATCAAGTTTGTTTTTCCAGTCACGAGCAAATCCTTCTGCTGTATTATAGCCTAGATCATAGCCAATGCCGATTGTAACACCGCTCTGGCCGCCTGGATAGGTTGGTCTTTGCAATGCTTTTTTATAATAGCTTTCTCCACCTGTCTCATGTTTAATTATGAGATCATATGATTTCTTAGTTAAGCCATGTGTTTTATCAAGTCTTTTTTCAAGTATCTCGGGAGATACACTAGTTGGGGTTTCAATAATCTTTTTAGTAAAGATCTTGCCAATTGTGTTTAATATTAATTGTTTAATCATAATCCTCTGTTTGTATTTTGCACAGCACTTAGTGCGTTTCTATTATTAATTACACGACGTAAGATTTCCTGAGTTACGTCAGATATTTTTTGTAGCATCGGCTTTTGTACACCACCTGTCGAACCATTCTCAAGGCTATTCATCGCTTTTATGAAAGCAGCAATTTGATTTGCCGGCACACCGAGAGTTGGTAAAATTTTTGATAGCTTAAATTTATCACTAGCTAGATCTTCACTAACTCGTTGGCTAAATGATAGAGCTAGCAAGCCCTTTACGAATTTTGCGGCAGCGGTTGCATCTGTTTTTGACAGATATTCTCCGTTTGCCGCAAGATCTAGTAGCTGCAGCGCCTGATCAGCAGATATGCCAAGTGCGACGCTTAAGCGATCAATTGATTCAGTTACTTTTTTTTTAACTCGATCGATTCCTTTAATCCGCCTGCTGCTTTATATGCAGTATAATCAGCTACGCTCTTTTTAATATATTCCTTTGCGTTGCCTTTAATTACAACACTATATGGAGCTTTTTGATAATCAGTTTGAGTCAACAGCGTTTTACTCTCAGGATGCACATACATGCTAATCACTTTGCGATCAGTTGGATTCCAATGCTTCGCAAAATCGGTATCTTTTACTGATTTAAAACCAGCATTAACAAGATCTGGGTGCAGTGCTTGGTTCTTTGCAGAACCTGATGCAACTGAATTATCTTCTACCATAGCTTTAATATAGTTAGAAACATCTTTGATATTAGCAAATGTTTTGTGTTGTTTGGCATCTGCTACGAAATAACTATCACCATCTAATTCACTTGTTACACCAATTACTGTATCAGCATATTTGCCAGCACGCATCTGTATAGCGTAAAGACCTAGCAGCTTACCATCTTTGTTATACTTTTTGAAAAATGGGTGATCTTTTGGTACAACAGTAAAGTCATGTTTTTTCAAGAGTTCGATAAATGCAAGAGCATGAGGTGTTTTATCGGCTTCAGCTAAAATTTGGCCTAGTGATTTACTAACGCTTTCATTTTTATTTTTATCAAAAAGATTTGTCAGTGCAGCAACAAAGCCCTTTATGTCTTTATAACGTCCAACGTTGTCAAGACGTTTTGATTTTGCATCAGTATCATGAATAAAGAAACTAGCTTTTTCACCAATCATAAACATGCCAATTAGAATGTTTTTGTGTTTTTTGCTGGTATAGAGATGCAGCAGATCTTTAGCTTTATCAACTTTTGATACTGCATCAAATAATTTAGTTCCTGCTTTTACACGATTAAATTGATGTTTAGCAATCATTTTAATTACGCTCTTTGGCATAACATAATCTTTTAATCCCGCCTCTTCCGGCTCAGCAATTTGTTTTGCTTCGTTTAATTCATATTGACCCTTTTTGAGTGTAAGATTAATTACATCTCCCTTTTTATCGCTCTTTTTATATTGGACATTGATGCGACCATCTGGAAACTTGTGGAAGATATCAACCTTTTTGCCATTCAATCTAGATCCGATGAAAGTGACAGTTGCAGTGCCCATTGAATGTGATCCAGCTGCTTCATCCATACGTTTACCAAAGGTGCTATGAACAAGATCATCGAGCTTTTTGTGAAACTCTGTTTCATCATCTTTGCTGATGCCAGGATCTTCTTCTCCATCAGAAGCTTCTAATTGCTCCTCTTCCTCTTCGTCATCTTTGCATGTATCGCAACAAGCATCAAAACCATATGCTTCAAGAGCACAATCGCATGCTGATTTAATGTGCTCACGAGTTGAACTAATGCATTCCATCATGCTTTCATCCATTTCAGAGTCAACGTCTTGTAGACCTTCAATTAGATTATTGCACATTGTGATGATCTCATCAAGACATGCAAAGGCATCTTCACATGTGTTTTCTACATCTTCTTTTAACTGTGTTGGTTTTAATATTGCTGCTAAGCTTTTCATAGTTCTATTTATTGTTTTGTTATTTTCCAAATTCATGACCTGCGACTCTACGCATTTCTGCACTAAATTGCTCAAAACTTGGTTTTGTTTTGAAATATTTGATTGTAAGATTATCCTTTTCTTTGCCTTTAATTCTCCAAAGATAGCCTGCAGCTTTGCGCTCAGGATCTGTTGTTTTTACGACACGTCTCTCATAGCCAGCTTCCCAAGTTTCCTCAGTCAGTGATGACTCAGTCATTGCTTTATGCTTTTTCCAAAGATCAGCATCAGCTGTTGTTCTTGTTTTACCTCCAGTAATAAAGCTATTTACTCGAGCATAACCCCATTGTTGTTGATTTGCACCTGGTCGATGACCAGTTTTCCATGCAGCAAGACCACGATTATAAACTTGTTTTAATATACTAAAACTAATACCACTAGCATCAGATTTCTTTTTTAATGCAGAGTCAGCATCCTCTTCAAGATCCGAAAACTTATCATGATATGCCTTTGTGTATTTGCTAGTTTTAGTTTGCTTTGAATCTCCAGGTGCAGGCTTATATGCATCTGGATCATCGTCACTCATTTTCGTTTGTTTAGCGAACTGAGCTTTTCTTTTTTGTGCAGTTGATTTACTTAATCCAGTATAATATTTTTCAGATTCAACAAAACGTTTTGCGTCATCTAATGTTTGACCCGGAGTATCGCGCTTATAAATGTTTGCTGCGCGAGTTGTGCCATATTCAAGAACCTTTGATTCATCAAGATCTATCTGATTTAAGAAGAACTTTTTAATTTCTCCGCTTGGACTCTTTGCGCTAACAAAATTACTATGACGTTCAACAATCACATAGCTTTGGGATTTTGCTACAATCTTATCACCTACATTAAAAATATTTCCAGAGATATAAGCTTCACGAACATCATCAATTTCTTTGTTTTGTTCTTTAACATTCAAACCATCTCTTACTGCACTATATAATGCACTTGCATCTTTAAAGCCCTTTGGCATGCCAAGCATAAACAAATCAAAATCACCAGCAATTGCTGCAGCTTTTAGTTTGCTGCTGCTCATGCCGTCGACGCCCTCACTATCAGGATCTCTTTCACCAGCACTCTTTACTTCAATAGTTTTAAAATCATAGTGACCATGTGCACCGGTTTTTCCATTATAGTCAGTTAGTAGTTTTTTGAAATCGGCAATGCGATCTCCACCAACAACAAATACAAATCGATTATAGCCTTCGTCATAAGCAGAGGCCGCAATTTGCAATGCATTTTTTATATTTTTATTTGAGACAAAATGACGAGCAAACTCTGGAAACATTTTTCTCAAAAACTTAATCTTGCTATCATAGTCAAGAGGATTCTTTTTCTTATCCTGACTTTGACTACTATAGATTAAATAGTCTGCATTATCAGAGTCAGCTAAACTCTTAAGTCTTTTAAATAGTTTTTCGTGACCAATTGTTGGAGGATTAAAACGACCGAAGGTTGCATAGATTGCTCTATTTCCTGCAGCTTCATTTTTATATTCTTTGAAACTCTTCATATGTTATTTAGTTGAAGATTTATTTAGACTTTTTACAGTGCTAATAATACCATTCATGCCTTTCTTTTTAACACTATCTAAAAATTCCTTTGCATCTTCAATATTATCAAACTCTTGCTGATAGATTTTAGATGTGCGGCCTACTGCATATTTTACAATAAACCCAATATCTTCTTCAAGTTCTTTTTCTTCTTCGCCCATGACCGAGCTGCTAATACGACGATCACGATATTTTTTAGCGATATAACCACTGCTATCATTCCATGAACCACCAGTTGGATCAGTACGTTGCATATCTTTAAAATCAATTTCTTCACTGACTTCATTGCGCTGCCAACCTTTTAATATCTCGGAGCTGAAGTTGTTCTTACTGAATTCTAGTCGATCAACGAGTTTAACCGCACTCTGACCACCAAGATCTGTACTAATTGCAACATAACCTTCTTGACCTGTTACTTTAAAGCCATCTTTTGTTTTTACGAATGTGCTTAGTTCAGCAATACGATCAAGTTGAGCAATAACCATTTTCTTTGCATTTACCAATGCACTTTGTAGATCATAGATTAGCTGTAGATTTTTGCGATTATCATCAGAGAAAAAGCTCATGGCTTTTTGCATCTTGTCTCGTGCTTGTTCTTTACCTTTATCGCTCTTTTTGCTTTCAATATCTTTTTCAAAACGATCACTCATCCATTTAATTAGAGCTGCAACCATTTTATCACTGCTTGGTAAAGTTTCACCCTTACGAACAAATGTGTTGTTAAACTGTTCAAGCTTTTGAGCCAGATCAGGATCACCATAGATTGCTGCTAATGCTGTTGGCTTGATCTTCTTAAATGTTTGCTCGGCCGATGCGATATAACTTTGTAATTTCTTAGTGTCTGCAACACTCAACGATGCTTGCTTTGAAACATTCTTTAGATCAGCTGTGCGCCACCAAACGCTAGGGATTTTCTTAAAGCTGCTTGTGTCGACCTTATATGTCGCCTTTAGACTATCAAATGTTTTACCAGTATATTGTGTATGAAATACTACACCAATTTTTGCTTTTAGTATATCCTCTGCACTTTCAACTGGAACAGCATAGACGATGGTATTAGGGTGAAATGTAACATATTTCTTACCATCAATTGTTTCAGTCTTAAGATCGTCATGAGTGAACATCATATCACCTTGTATAATGCCTTTGATGCCTAGCTTTTGCAACTCGTTAAAAGCAACAATCATTTTTGCTTGCAAATCACCACTTGTATCGGCCTTAACTTCTTCAACACTTGTATAGACTTTAGGATCTTTATTAAAGATACCTTTTTTCGCAACGAAAAACTTTCCAGTTTCGGGATGTTGGCCAGCGAAAACGGCAGGTGCTCCATCCCATTTTACTGTTACACTGCTTGATGATTCACCGCCGCTCATTGATGCAGTCAGTGATTTAAGACTAGAGATTGCTTGTTGTACACCATCTGCACCGCCATAAAGAACTAAATCGTCGAGGTGGGTCATGTGTGTATTTTTACCAGCTACGCTGGCTTCGTAGATATACTTTTTAAAAGTTTTCATATGTATTGTGCAGAGATTTTATATTTCTCGTTAAATTGTTTAGTTTGAGCAGTATGTTTTAATGAACTATATGGTATATTATAATCTTTAAGGGCATCCTTTAAACACTCATATTCTTTTCCATTAACAATAGCTCTTTTTGCTTTAGGATTTTTTGAACCATTTTTATCATGTTTACCTTGTTTTTTACAACGTTCTTTATATTCTTCTTCTGTTAAATTATCCCAATAGTTTTTTACTACATTTGACATACTAGTATCATCTTTAAATCCTGTATCACCTCCTTGACCACCAATATGTAAATTATAATAATCTGTATCTTCTACTGCATTTTCTAATTCAATATAATATTTTTCCATTTTTCTTAGATCTTCTTCACACTCGGTTGAGTATAATATCTCCTTTTTAAAATTAGAACTTCCATATTTCTTAATAGCTTGTCGTAGTAATATACCAGAACCTAAATAATATTTTTTATTTCCATTGCTTTTTCCGATATATTTTTTATCGTTTATTAAATTAGTTGTTTTATAAATGTAACCCATAATTGTATTTATAAAATTCGCGTCTTCTATATGCTAATTTAAATCTACAGTGTTTTTGCCAGCAGCGCTAGCTTCAAAAATATATCGTTTTAAGCTTTTCATTTTTACTTTATTATTTTGGTTCGAACAATGGAGCTGAGTTAATAAAGTCATAAGGCTCAACATCAGCAAAACTAACTTTTCCACTAATTGCTTGTTTTTCACCTTCTTTAACACCGAATGACGCAATTACTTTTCCAGTTGGACCTTTAATATTTAAACTAACACCGCTTCTTTCTAAAGTAATTTTGCTCAAATCCAATTCCGGATGTTCTGCAATAATTTCGCTCTTAACACCCCTTTTATTAAAGGTTATGACGCTCATTAGCATCTTTGTATCTTTGTCGGTAAAGCCCATAATCTTTAAAATATTTTCTGCAAACTCTTCTTTCTTAGAAATTGGTTTTAATACACTATAAACAATTTCAGCAACACGAGGATTAATAGGCTTACGAGCTTCATTACGCTTTTTATCGATTACGTTAATATCGAGAGCCATCATGCCTTGTTCAGTATAACCAAGTTTTGTTAGTGCCTTTTTAGCAGAAACTTCGGCCGAGCCTCCTTTATTTAAACCCTTAATAGCTTGTTTAATTTTATCAAATTGTTTTGCTACTTCAATTAATTCTCTTAAGCGAGCATCCTCTTTAATCGCTTTTTTTACAGCATCACCCGCTTTTTTTCCACCAAGGTGAGTTGCTAATCCAACTGCTGTGGTATTAGCAAGTCCTACTTGTTTGCCTGTATATAGTTTTAAGGAATAGCCTTGAAGAGTTTCTTTTCCATTCTTTCTCAAAAAGAGTTGAATATCCGCTTTGCTGCTAATGCCACCACGTTGAAAACTTAAATTATCGCTATATCCTCCAATAATGACTGCGTCATTTTTAACAGCCTCGCTTATCAAATAGCGTGCCATATCTTCGCTGCCTTTTTTAATAATCATTTCAGCTTTAGCGAAGTTTTCAGAAGATACTTTTGTTTTTAGATCGTTTTTCCATTTTGCAACGCTATTAACAATATTATTTCTATATTTTTCATATTTTGCTGCAATCTTTACTCCAGGCATACTAATGCTATAAAGCATCAATAGTACCAACACTTCATTATAGTTACCCTGAATTGCGGCAAGTGCTCCTTCTTTCAATTCTTTTTCCATTTCAACTTTAATTTCAATAGGTATAGTGATAGCTATTTCATCGCCAATTTCTGTGTTTTTTAGTTCACTAGAAAATAAACTTGAAATTTTATCTTTAAGGCTAGTCCATACACTTTTTAGTTTTAACACACCACCCTTCACAAAATCCTTAAATGATGTAAAATCTTCTGTAATTTGGTTTCTTTTATTGCTTTTCATCATGTCGTATATTCCTTATTTATATAGTTTTAAATTTTAACAAATTTATTATATAGGATCTTTTCGTATTTGCGAGCTTCTCTTTCCCATGGTCGATTCCATTCATTTGCGATATCAGCAAATTGCTGACCTTTCCAGAGACTATATTTTGCCTTGTATACGAGCTCTTTTTTTGCATATTGCTTAACGTGAGCGAGCTCGTGAAATAGTGTACGTAATAACTCAGCATTATCAAGATCTTTATAGAGATCGATATAATAATAGTGAGGATCATCTGTACTATAGCATAGACCATAGGCACTATGCTCTTCTAATAGATTTGCCTTTCTTTTAACAATAAGCTCAAGTTTGCGTTTACTTGGCAGCAATTCTTTTAAGGCAAAATCTATAGATTTTTTTACGATAGCTTTAAGTGCTGGATCATCTTTAAATCCATATATTCTTATGCGTATCATAGTCTATCTATACTTAATAAAAAAGGGCTGAGGTTTCCCCCAGCCCTTATCAAACAATAAATTAGGCGTATAGCGCAATCATTTTGGCAAGTTCTTCGCCACTAATTGATACACCTGCTGCACCGGCACCAGCTGCCATATTAAGACCTCTTTGTAGTTTTCGGAAGTTAGCAGTTTGTTTGCTCTTGCCTGCTTTAAGCAATGCAATAACGTCTTTACGCTTTTGTGAACTAAGTGTCAAACCATCTGCGATTTCCATATCATCAACAATTTTTTCCATGTGTTCATATACTTCTTCATCAGTTGGATCAATGTCAATCATGAATGCACGTGTGCGAATAGCACCATCTGGATCGAGTTTATCCATGCTCAGGTTACTAATAAAGATAATACGACCTGTAAATTCGAAATAGCGAGGTATCATGCCCTGATCGAGAATCTCTTCGTCAGTTAGATCTCCATCGGGATCAGCAACGTTTTTACCCATTTTGTTCCAAACAAGTTTACGCTTTTTCTTTGTATCAGTCGCTGCTTTAATAATGTTGCGGCTTTCTTGATCTTTTAGGGCATCATCGCTGTCATCAAACAAGATAACCTTATCTTTATATTTGAAGAGCAAACTATACATACCAGCTGCTGTTGCACTGCCTGTATTTTTGAAATAACCTGCGCCGTCTCTCAATCCAGCTTGACCTAAGATTTTTTCAACGCCGTGTGTTTTACCAACACCGCCACGACCCGCAATAAAGAGAGCGTTGCTTGCGCCGCTAATAGTCATGCGAATAAGGTTTTCCATGTGCTCAAGCTGCTTTTCATATACAAGACGCTCTACGTTATCTTCAATATATTTTTCTTTTGCGCTTGGTTCATAGGTCTCATCACTGCTACCTTTACGAACGCTTACTTTTACGCAACCGAGTTTTGTAAGAATACGATCTTTATCATCTTTGAATTTTTTAAGATCAGCTTTTGTGCCAACAAAGACAAACTTGTTTCCGTTCTTTGTAATTACATCTTCGCTTGCATTTGCAACAAGATAGTCAAAGATTTTTTGGCCAGCGCTACGATATGCTTTATAGACTGCAAGACGACTAAACTTAGGATCAGTAAGCATATCAACAACACCATCAAAAATGTCATTCATGTTAGATGATACACTCTCGACAATAAAGTTAGGCTTATATTGCAATGCGCTCTCATTAAGCTCTGCTTCGTCTGGCATTGTCCAGCCATCTTTCATATTAGAGCCAGTTAATACCGCTGCTGCAACTGGTAAAGTCTTTACAAGACTAACTTTTTTGTCAAACTCAATAGTTTTCTTTGATTTGCCGTTAAATACGTCAATGCTTTGCAATGCCATCATATTGACATTCTTGCTAGACCAGTTAAAACGAATGCTTTGTTCTCCATTTTTGCTATAGAGACGAATGCCATGGCCACTGTGATCGCCGCTGCTAAACTTCTCAATTCCAGGATATCTGAAAAATTTGTTACCAGTCTTCTTGTTTAAATAGCTAATAATAATCTTTATTGCTCCATCAATAGAGCTGACATCAAGCTCTTCCTTTAAAAATTCATTAAATGATAATGTTGTCTGCATATTTCTTATTTATACTTTTTATTTATTCAACAGTGAAATCTTTAAAGTCATTGACCTTACGCGATTTATTAGAAAATGGGCTGCTTACAACTGGATTTGAAGTTGGGCTTGCAGCATTAATTAGATTTGCTGTAGGATCTGCAATATCGTAGAGCCTCATTTTTGCTCGATCAAGACCAACGGTAAATCTCTTATTTTTGGATATATCATTATAACGATTTTTAAGTTGTTTGATCATAAGCTGACCCATGCTTTCAAGCTGTTCAGTGCTTAGCAATGCAAGAAATAGATCTGCGGTGGCTGGCAAACCGAAGCTCTCACTTGTATCTGTAAGCTCCATATCACTGCTGCTTGCACCTTGTCGATTTACTTGTGTTGCAGTCCAGATTGGCACGTTATTTTCAACAGCAAGGCCTCGCAATTCTTCAGCAATTGCTTTTACAAGACTATATGTATTTACACCGCCGCTTAGACCTTTGATTCTGCTGCTTGCACAAATATTTAAATAGTCAATAAAGATTACATCGGCTTTGAAATTCTTTTTAAGAGCTAGCTCGTTTATAAGAGCTCTAAAATGTCCAGCATGTGCGCTTGCAGTGGGATATTCCTTAATAAGAAGTTTGCCTCTTGTCTTTTTAGCAAGATCGCCTATCTTACTTGAGAAGCTGCTTTCACTGAGATTTTTTAGTTGATCAATTCGAGTATCAAGCAGATTGGCATCAATACGCTCAGCAATGCGCTCTTCTGCCATTTCCATAGTAATATAAAGCACATTCAAGCCTTGTGAGAGATATGAACTTGCAAAGTGACACATAACCAAACTCTTACCAACGCCAGTGCCAGCCATTAGTAGGTTTAGTGTCTTGCGACCTACTCCACCGTTTGTAATGGTATTGAGCATATCAACATCAAAAGCAATCTTATCTTCTTTTTTATGATAAAAGTCATAGCGAGCAGCAGCATTGTCAATATAATCATGACCAACGTTTGTATCAAAGCAAACACTAAGTGCACTGCTTAGCAACTCAGGGATCATGCCTTCTGTTTTATTAGATCGCTTGCCATCAATAATAGCAATGCTCTCCATCACGGCATTAAAAACTGCTCGATCTTTACACCATTTTTCGGTGTTTTCGAGCAACCATTCTCTATCTGTTTCAAGTGGAGTTGCAAAGCCAGTTAGATGTTTTGCAATCTCAGAGATATGTGGACTATTGACAATATCTGCAGTCTGGCATTCAACAGCCAGACTTGTCGCATTTGGTCTATTATTATATTTTGTGATATATGCCTCAATGAGTTTAAAAGTTTCCTTTGTTGCTCCTTCAAAATATTCTGCCTTTAAATGCGGCAGCGCAGTTCTGCAAAATTCTTCATTTGTTACGAGATTATTAAGAATGATTTCTTCAATGCTGTGCATATTTTTCAGTTAAAATGTTGTGTAGTATTTTGTTCATAATTGTTTTAAAATCGTCATCTCTGTCCAATTCAGATGTGCATTCATAGAGTTCATTGCCATTCTCGATTTTAAAACTATAGTGCAATGTAGCACTATCTTCATTCTCAGTTACGCTTACGCTTGAGTAATAGTATTTAATGCCAGCATATTCACCAGTTAGTAATTCAATGCTAGTGTGCTTTTCATCATGAGTGCTTGGCACTAATTTATAATGTTTGTTTTCAATCATAAAATTAGGGGAGACATTGTCTCCCCTTTAGGTTAAGATTAATTTTCTTCTTCTTCGAAAAGGGCTACACCGCCAAGTTTATAGTTTTGTTCAATCTTGTCTTTAAAGTTAGTTTGATTAAACAGCAGATCCCAGAATTCTTTATTATCTGTATCAGCTGCTCGCAAGTTGCCAGTCAATGGGCTTGCCGTTTCAGGATCATATGCCATATACCAACCATTTTTTGGTTTTTGCACATAGCCAAGTTTAAGCGCGAGATCAAGCAAGCCACTCCATTTACTTACGCCATGTTCATAGGTAACAAGCAAAGGAATCTTACTGCCCTCGCGAACTGTTCGACTCTTTTCAATCTTGATATTGAACTTGAATCCAATTAGATCAGTGCCATCTTTTTCTTGTGAACGGCTAATAAACCAAATTGCATTTGCACCATAATATGCACCTTTACCACCACTTAGAATAGTCTTGCCATACATCTTTTGCTCTTCATAGGTATGTCCAATTGCAATCATTGGAATATCTTTGAGAGTAAGATATGGCGTAATCATTCTGAAAAGACCTTTGAGTGCTTTAGCTCTGCTCATATCAGCAGCACTATTTTCGCTAATTGCATCATCAATTTCTTTTTTACTTGCGATGTTACCAAAGCTATCAAGAATAATAAAGACTTTTTCTTTTTTATCAATAGCTTCAAGCTGATTAACAATGTCGAATTTAAGCTCTTCAATATTTTTTACTGGAATATGAAGCACTCGACTTGTATCAATGCCAAATGTTTCAAAATAGCTCTGTGGACTGCCAAACTCACTATCATAAAACATCAATACACCATCATCATTTGCTTTTAGCCATGCTGCTGCCATAAGCAAGCTTAATGTACTCTTAAAGCTTTTGCTATCACCAGCAAAAATGGTTAATCCATTCGTAATGCCTCCATCAATCTTTCCACTTAGGCCAACATTTAGCATTGGCACGCCAACACTAATTAACTCCTTTGCTTCAAAGAATGACGAATCAGCCAACACTTCTGCCTCTTTAACTCGGCAGTTCTTTTTTAGTTTCTCTAATAATGACATATCTCTATCTTATACTGTTTTTTTCGTATTGTACACCTAATTTTCTATTTAAAAAGTCCCTATCAGGACTTTGACCTTGCATTTGTCCTCGCGAATATTCAACGGCAAAGCTACAATAGTTAATAGTATCTTTAAAACTGTCTTCAATACTCTCAAAGTTTGGAGAGTAGTTTGGATCATGTTGCATCGCTTCAATGACACTACGAATACGCAGCATTTTAGCCCAAACAATATCAAGCAGTGTGCTTACTCCATTTGGATAATAGTCAGCTTGTTGAATGCTGCTATATGGATTCTGATAATCATTTCCCTTTTTGAGTTGTAATTCTACACACTCTCGTAATACCTTTACGCTTTCTTTTTCTTCTAGTCTCATGTTATTTTTGTTTATAAATTTCTCCAGTTTTTGCATAGTGTTCAACAAGATAAAACTGTCTTTCGTATAGATGTAAATTACCAACTTGCCAGACTATATCTCCAGGCAAGATGCCAAGATCATCAGCTAGTGCATGCTGAACGTGACATTGCCATGCATAGTCGTTGCGATAGCCAGCCCATGCATCATTGCTTCGCATCTGCACAACTGTTTGCAATCGACCATCGCGAATTTGATATTGTACTGTATTTGTACAAATGAAATCGCTCATGCCATCTGTATTATATTCATAGTGCATACTTGGTCGAGTATAGATCATAACAGCGCGACGGCTATTAGGATTAGTTCTTAATTCAAGCAATACGTTTTGATATTGATTATAGTTCTTTTCGTGCCAAACCAAATAGCCATAGTTGCTATTAATATATCCACCTTTACTTGCTACTTGTTGCCAGATCTTTGGCACATCACCCGGAATATCATCTACTCTTAGACTTTGAGAGAGATACCATGCCAGTTCGCGTGTGACATAATCTTCGTTGACTTCACCGAAAATACTTGGCTCATCAGCAATAAAACTAGCGCCCAATATTTCGATTGTTTTGCAACCAGTCTTATCAGTTGTAAACTGTCCTGAATTATAGGCAGTTAAAAAATTATTTCTTATATCTGTTATCAACATAGATTTATACATAACGGTTAATTGTTGCACGATTATCAAGCAACATGATCATATAACGACGATCGAATTCTTGGATCTTTTCAATTGCTGCGCGCAAATTTTGTTCATCAATTTTGCCGTGAATATATTCCAATTCAGTTTCAATAAGCCAATTGACCATAAGCTCACGATCATTATTTAGATATTCGATAAATTCTTCAAAATCTATACGAGTTTGATCAGCTGGCCAAATATAATCACCAGCTAAAGTTTCTGTTACATGCTTATAGAAAGTTTCACCTGCTTTAAACAAATGACATCTAATGTCATCGTTTTCTGCGACAATGAGACAATCAATTGCATTTGACAATTCATGGCTTGTTGTTTGCATCTCTTTTGTTTTTATCATATTGTTATGGAATGTATTATAGTCTATCATGTTTTTTGTATTTTGTAAATCATAAAATCATATTAAAACGCTTTCAATTGCCCAATTAAGAGCTCTTTGGCTTTCAGTATGCAAATCTCGGCTTTTATACCAGCCTCCAGTATCGGCGTCAAGTTGTTTAGCAATCATTTCAAGATCATATGCACTTATATCAAAGCCGCGTTTGAGGGCATTTGCGGCTGTTGAGCAGAGTATAAGATACATCTTATGATACCAACCACTCGTAGTTAGTGCTCGATATTCTGCAACTGCTTTTTTATTAACAAACGGACAATCAACATAGCTGCTCCATTTAGCATTGCGATTTAAACGCTGACGCTGATAATCAAGCAACTTTTGTTTAATCTCATCACTTAGTTGTGCCTTAAAGCTTGTGCTCTTGAAACTATTGTCATTATACTCAACACTTGCGAGAAGTTCATCAACTTTAATAGGCTCTCCGTTAAAACTATGGAAAAAACTATATGCTTGTGGATATTGTGCAGGCACATAATACATGCGACTAAGATCTTTAGTTTGTGGATCTCCTAGTTCATTATATCTCTTATTAAGCGCATACCAAAAATGTTTGATTTCACCAGCTGCGATATCTCGATCACATGCTAAGACTATTCTAAACTTAGCATGTTCAGCACGACTGCTTGAGCTGTTATAAACCACACACTGACAATCCTTAAAGGTATCAATAACGCTTTGAGCATCACCATTATAGTCATCAATATCGAGTGCAGCCCAACCAGCCCAGCATTCAACATTGACATTTGCTCGTGTTGAATCTGGTTTATAAACAGCTGGACTAATTAGTGGACTGCCCTGTCGTCTTTCATCGCGTTTGGGTTTATAGCCAGGCTGAGTGTATAGATTATGCAAACATTCAACAAACTGTTCCCAGTTTTCAAACTCACCATGTCGATGAGTCTTGTTATCAAAAATTGATTTGAATATTGTAAAACCTATTTTCATACAAGTTCAGAAAAACGGCCATGATTGCCGCTATGATTTGGTGGTTGCCAGCCTTCTGGCTTAATTAAGTCTGGAAGACCAAAGGCATTTGGTCGACTTGCTTTTACGCCAACCTCTTTATTCATATTTGCAGCAAGTACTTCATTCCATGCTGCATGACTATCAACACCAAAAAGATCAAGTGTGCCGATCGCGACAACACAAAGATCAATCAATGCATCAACTGTTTCTTCAGAATCACGACGCGTAATTGCTTCTTGCAATTCAGCTAGCTCTTCTGCTAGAAAGCTTACTCTAAATTTAATAAACTCATGTAGCAGCTCTGGCGAAAGAGTCGCCATTTTAGCTTTTACATTATAATGCTCATGCATCTTTTCAATATCTTCTACCCAGTTTTGTGACATATATTTTTTTAGTTATTTGTTATTATGCGAAAAAGTCTTCGAGGCTTGAACGCTCCTCTGCGCTCCAGCCAATTGCATCAAGAATTAGTTGTATTGGCTCAAGAAACGCCTTTTGAAATTGCATATCAAAGTCAATATAACTTTCAATCTTAAATTCAATTGGCAGTTTACCAACAAATGCTATGCAATTTTCTCGTGTTGGATTTTGTGGTCGCAAGAATATGTATTTAATCTTTTCTCCGTTTTTAATCTTTGGCACATTTTTGCAATTCACTTCATCAAGCAACCAGTTATGCATAAGACATCCACGCACATGCAGCGGTGTGCCCTTTGTATAGATGGTTTTGCGATCAGCATATTTGCGAACATTAGTAACACCGCGCGGCAATCCAATTTGTTCAGGAGTCATGCTTTCAAACTCACGTCTAAATTTAGCAATTGCATCTTGTGTTTGTTTTTGATTGCCGCTAATAATAACAGAGAATAGATTTTTCATAGCTTCACGACAAACCTTTGGCGTACTGCTTTTTACTGCTTCAATGCCTTTCATTTTAATTTTAGGCTTTGCATATTGTACGCCTTCACTGTTATGCACATTCAGAATATATCTTTTCTTTGCAGTCCAGATTGCGCGATCAGCAATAACTTCTCGCTTCATATTCATAGTATTTTTATATGCTTGAGTCATATCAGCGAGAGTTTTAAATGTTTTTTGAAAAAGAGGCTCAAGTGCCTTGGAACCAAACTCATCAAGAAATGCTACTGGATTTTTAGGTGAGAATTGATTAACTACGTCTTCAACATTCAAATAGATGCTATCAGTGTCCATTGCAATAACATAGTCTTTAGACTTTGTGTTTTTCAAAAAGCTATTGAGATATGTATTGATTGCATACTCAGCTTTGTTAATAACAAGCTGGCCAGTAAGTGTAATGCCTTCTGCAATAAGAATATCAAAATAGCGGAAATATTTGTTTGCAATAGCACCGTAAAGACTATTCATCAAAATCTTGATACACATCTGCTCAGTATCAAGCCGAGAGATTTCAGATACGAGAGCTGGAGACTTTGAGATTTCATAGTCTTGCTGTTTGCCTAACATCTCCTTTTTAATAATCACGCGGCGATTATAAAGCTCTTCAACAATCGCTGGCAAAAAGCCCTGTTTATCTCGACGAAATGTTGCACCATTTGCGGCAACAGCAAGATTATCTTCTAAGCCATCAATTTTAGATAGAGTCAATAGCTTATCAGGACCTAATCCACTAATCACGCTATGTCGTACGAGCATTTCGGGACTCATGTTATATTGAATAATGATATTAGGATATAGACTATTCAAGTCGAAGCTTAGCACCCAATTATACATGCCAGGTTTTGGATCCTTAACATATCCACCAGCATAGTCTTGTGCAAAGCTAGCTCTATTATTTGGTGGTACAGCAATTTTTTTATTTGCGAGATAGCGAAAGATAATGCTATCCCAGATACCAACAGTGCCGAGTGTATCGGCATAGTTAACACCGCCAAAATAGGCAAGTGTAAAAACTAGATTAAGCAGGCCGAGCTTTTGCTCAAAGCGTTCAATAAGTTCAACGTCAACAACGTTATATTCAACATATGTTTGATAGTCTGTTTCATAGAGATTTTTTAGACTGCCACTATAATCAACCTTATTTTCGCCAAGCACAACTTCAGCGATATGATCAAGCTTATAACTTTCTTGTTGACCATATGTGTTGAGAGTAAATTTCTTAAAGAGCTCAAGATAGTCGAGTTGTTGTATGCCTACGATATTATAACCATATTGCTCTTGACCTTTGACAGTGACATTGCGCTCTTCAATTTGTTTCCATGGACTAAGCTTAAGAACTTCTCCTTCATCAAGCAAAAGACTGCAGCGATTAACAAGATATGGTATATCGAAAAAGTTTGTGTTCCAGCCAGTAATAACATCAGGTGTATTATCAGGATCACTCCACCAATCAATAAAGTCTTGAAGCATATCAGACTCTTTGATAAACTCGCGATATTCAATTTTCAAATGGCGAAGCTTGCTAATTGACATGTCATATTCTTTAAGACCCCAAACAATATAAACATCTTGTCGACTACTCTTAACAGTAATTGTTAGCACACGATTGCTTGCCATGCGTGCTTCACTATAGCTTCCTTCTTCATCGCAGTCAACCTCAATATCGATATACGCAATATCAATAAAACGCTTGACATAGTCAATCCTATCTGGAAATTGGCTTTGAATAAACGCAGGAATCCAACGATCATTGCCATAGATCTTAAAACCAGAAATGCCTTCATATTGTTTTGTAAAAGCTCGGGCTTCGCTCATGCTATCAAATCGAACTGGCTCCAGAGCTTTGTCATCAAGACTGCGCCAACCGCTTTTTGGATCCTTTGATTCAACATATAGACATGGCTTATATCGAAAGCTTTCATAGAGTTTTTTACCGCTCGCATCATAGCCTCGATATTTAATGCTATTCATGTGGCGATCCACGTTTGTATAAAAACCAGTTAATGTCATGTCACTATATTACCACAAATTTTATCATTTGTAAACCAAAAAAGCACTGCTTAAGCAGTGCTTTTGTTTTAAGAATATTGGAACTTAATATTATTTAATAGTTTTGCCAAACAATAGTTCCTTTGCTTGCTCTAATATTGTTTTTCCACTATAATGAGATTCGTTTTTCATTTTGGAGATTTTGGCTAAATCAACAATGGATCTTTTTAAGCCGCTCATATCGGCAGGAGACTGCAAATATAGCTTGCCAATATTTTTTAGTGCAGAGGCAGCAACTGTTGCACGTGTTCTAACTCCATCTTTTTCTTTTTGCAATATTAGATTAAGAAGATCTTTGCCTGCGACTAGTGGTTTTAAGTATTTGGTAACATAGTTAACTGTTAAAAAGTCAGTTTTTACCCCTTTATCATTTTCTAGGCCATAGCTCTTTAATTTAGCTTTCGTAGCTGCACTTTCATTATTAATAATCTCAGTAAGAGCAGCTAATGCCTCTTTATAATTATTTTTGAAAAATGTTTTTGCGATACTATTAATTAGGGCATTGCTATCTTTTAGACACTTAAGAAGTGCATCAGCATAATATTGATTCATATCATCAACTGAGATTTCTGTTTTCATAATACCAGCTTTTGCCTTTGATGCAGACTTTAATAGATCCTCTGAATCACCAATAAATTGTTCTGTAGCATCTTGATAAGCAACGGCAATACTTTTTATTAATTTCTTATATTGATCTTTTTCCATATTATCTTATTTATAGTTTTTTTACTTTTTAACTACTCCAATTTTATATTTGGCTTCAAGACTCCATTCACTCTTTTCGCGATATGGTACAATCTTGATGCTCTTTAGGCTGCTAACGTTATTAGCAATCTTATTGCGATCAACAATAGTGCATAGTCCCCAATCGTGCAGCAAGCTTGCAATTGCATTACGACGAGCAATGTCATCGCTACTCAATGTGCTAGGCTTGCCATCAAGCATAAAGAGCTCTTTGAAATGGCAGATATAATAACGACCTTGTTTATGCAAGATGTGACAGCTTTGCCAAAGTTTCTTTTCTTCGTTTTTACTTGCGACACCAATACGTGTTAGCGTCTCTTTAACCTTCAAGAAATCATCTGGCTCTTCAAGTGAAATCTCTAGCATCCAGCTACTATTCCATTCATAATCTGATTGTGTTGTCATGTTACTATTTATCTTAACATTTTCCTCCAACATTCATAGCAAGTCGCAATTCTCGCAAAGCATCCTCTCCGAAGAGAGGCAATACTTCTCGAGCTTTTTGACTGCTATAGCCATAGCGACGTTTGATTAGTTCAACATCATCGCCGTCTGGCAATGCCTTGAACCATTTACTAAAACGTTTGCGAGGCCTCAGACTATGTCGATAAAAATCATATGACATTTTTGCTGGCAAGTCATGATGAATATTCATCTCATTTGCAAAGAGTATGCTATCTTGAAAAAAGCTTAATCCGCGATTAATCATAAACGAGTTATAAGCCTTTTCATTCTCAGAGACTGTCGCTTCTGTTGGAGTAGCAGTGCTATCACACAACAAATCATCGACCTTTGGGCCACTATTAATATTTGTTAAAATATCAAAAAAGTTAATTGGTTTTTTACTCATTTCCAATTTACTGTTCCCATAAGTTCAGTGCAGCATGCAACAAGATTAATTTCTTTATCTGCTACAAAACTAGATTTATATTGATAGTCGGCTAGAATAAGAACAGCTGCTGGTTTACTCGCAGGCTCGATCCAACTATCCATGTTATCATAGATCTTGCGAAAGACATATGTGCTATCGCCATTGCTGCTATTTGCAACCCACTCACGCATAGTCTTAAAGTTTTTAGTTTTAAGGCTATCACGCAGAACTTCAAAACTATCATCACCGCTATCAGCTAGAATGTGAGCTCCGATACTACCACTTAATGCGTGACGTTGACATTCGCCAATCACTCGTCTCCAGTCTGGAGCATGCTTGCAAATAAGTTGGGCAAGCACAGCATCATCTGCACTTACACCTTCGCTTTGCAAGATATATTGCAGCCGTTGCATAAACTTGCCTGCTAATGAAGCTAGTGTCTTTTTATTGACATTAAATTCAACTACAGTGCATCGACTATGCAATGGCTCAATAATACGATTTTTGAAATTACAAGTTAAGATGAAACGACAGTTATTACTAAACTCTTCCATAAATGCACGCAACGCTGGCTGAGTGCTATGAACGCCGAGATATTCGGCCTCGTCAATAATAACAACTTTGGTGCCACCACTTAAACTAATACTGCTTGCAAATTGTTTAATTTTGTTTCGCAGCACATCAATGCCACTCTCTTCAGAGCCGTTGATGAAAATCCAATCACACCCCATTTCTTTGCAAAGTGCCTTTGCTAGTGTTGTTTTGCCAGTGCCTGCGCTGCCAGCAAAAATCATATTTGGTACATTGCCACTCTTAACAATCTCTTGAAAGGTTGTCTTAAGAGTTTTTGGCAGGATGCAATCTTCAATTTTTTGTGGTCTATATTTTTCTACCCAAAGTGTTTCTGTCATAATTTATTGTTTCTTCAATGCGTCATATAATGATTTAATATCGCTGGTTTCTTCTTCAAAACTTGCTCCAGCTCGTTTATGATAGAGACGCGCTACCTTACGAACCATTGGTTTTGGCAGATCAAGACTATCATGCACAGCATGAATAATTTCTTTGATCTGATCTTTAGCAGCATCGACAATATCGAGCTGCTCATCAATTTCTTTGATCGCATCATAAAATGCGACTCGATCTGTTTCAGACTTGAATTCAATCATGTTTATAGAGGAAGTTCAAGTTGTTGTTGAGCTGCGTCAGGTTGGCAATCACCATCACAAACTTCAAGCTGACGCTCGCAGTCGCAGTCGGTTGAGCATTCTGCTTCAACCTCAGATTCTAGCATCTGACCGAGAAACTGCATGGTAGCATATACTTCACCAACAAGATGCAATTCATCTTCATGAAATGCTGCTCGATCGCGGCATGCTTCAATAATTGCCAATACACAGAAAAATGGATTTTTATTTGCTTCGATTAATTTCATAGTAAGTTATCTATTACGCGTTAAATGTTGAAGTCTTTTCAAGTGCGATGTAATATTGAACGCCTGCACCAGCGTGAGTCCAATGACTAATAAAGCGTTTGCTAAGCTCGACACTATAGTCACCATTTAGCAACTTAAGATTGGCAATCAAAATATGAAAGTCAAAGCTATCAGTATTGTCATTGCTAGAGTCAAGCAGCAATTCAAAACTATTTGCGCTACTATTTTTTGGATCACTAATTCGTGCAATAATCTTGCCGCTATTGCCGACAATACTCAACACACTTTGACCAAGAATTGCAGCAGCTTTGCGTAATTGACCAAGCTGAGCATTTGAAAATGATACTGTCACATCAACGCTAGGCATAGTAATGCTCTTTTGTGGATGTGTAAGAATATTTGGATCTGCAAAACGATAGTTTGCGCTGATGCCTCCATCACTAATCTTGACGCTCTTGTCCGAGAATTCAAGTTCAGCATCAGTGGAGCCGATCAAGCCATATACATTCATGAATTCATTGAGATCATAGATTCCAAAGTCAACATCAAAGGTTGGGCTTGCTGTAGCATAGATGCTTTTTGCATCGTTAATTGTATCAAGCGGCTTATTAGCCTTGACAACAAGATTAGGGTTGATTGACGCAAAATTGCGTAGGATTTCGATTGTGTTTGTTTCTAACTTCATAGTGTTATTAATATATCATAAGGCGTGATGTTTGTAAACAAAAAAATACATCTTGTCGACCACCACAATCGACAAGATGCTATTGCTAAGCGAGCTATTAGCCACGCTTAGGAGATCCCAAACGATAGCGCATAACTGTGCCACCGGATTTGGTCTTACGAGGATTGCAATAGATTGCAGCTCCTTCGTTACGAAGATTATAAATTACGCGAGCAGGATCGGCGATGCCAGCAAGTTTAGCTTCAACTGTGCTAAATTCATGACCTTCTTCGAGAAAGCTATAAATCGCAGCGGCTTGAGTGCTATTTTTTACGAGACGAACGAATTTCTCGAGTTGTTTTTGTGTCAGTTTTGTACTTGGTTTCATATGTTATGTTGTTTGTTGTTTTGTGATTAGTCAATATTGTCGACTAAAGCTTAGAAAGGGACTTCGTCAACTGCAGTGAGAAGAGTATTATCGGCGAGACTCTGTGCATCAATTTTGCTATAGAGGTCGAGAAATGCTTCGCGAGTATCGTTATCAAAGCGAGCAATGCACATGCGAATTGCAGTCATGCGATCGCGAAAGATAGCAAAGCTCTTAACGATGTGACAGAGGCGTCGTGTAGAGACTACTTCATCCACACCTTCGTTTTCAAAGGTGGCGCGAATAACGCTGCTCCATGATACAAGCCTATTAGCAAACTCATCGTCATCGCATTGTAAGCTAGTCATATGCTTCTTGACAATTTTGAGCTCAGTAGCAAACTCAGGATATGGCTGGTCGATGCTAGCAACAAAGCGTTCAATGAATGCTTCGTCAATGATTTGAGCTGCCACATAGCGACCATCATCGCTGCCGCGACCCTTTGTGTTGGCGGTTGCAATGACGTTAAAGCCTGGGGCCGGAGTCACGGTCTCACCTGTTTTCTTGATGAGAATTGGCTTGCCTTCGAGAACGCCTTGCAAACACATAATTTTGTTGCTGCCGCGGTCGAGCTCATCAATAAGTAGGATGGCACCACGTTTCATCGCTTTGATGACTGGACCATGTTGGAAAACTGTCTCGCCATTGACAAGACGAAAGCCGCCGAGAAGATCATCTTCGTCTGTTTCGGGACTGATTTGCACACGCACATATTCGCGCTTGCTTTTGGCGCATGCTTGCTCAACCATAATGGTCTTGCCATTGCCGCTCATGCCGCTAATATAGAGTGGGAAAAACATGCGACTATCAACAATGCGCTTGACATTTTGATATTCTCCCCATGGAATGAAATTACTATCAACAGCAGGCACATAAATCTCATCGCTTGATACACTCTGCACTCCGCGTAGAGCCACAACTGGTGCAGCCTTTGGAGTTGGAGTTGGAGTTGGAGTTGGAGTTGGAGCTTGAGTTTGAACTTGTGCGGCAACTACGCCATCGGCGAGATGCGCTAAGTTCCATGAGCCGCGACCAACTTTGTGCGTCATAAAGGTGCTATTTGCACCGTTATAGCTAAAGCCATTGGCACGTGCGTGCTCATAGATTTGAGTTGTGCTTGCTGTGGGCCAGGCGCCAATAGCTTTGAGTGACGCGAGGGTGGATTCGATATTTCCTGATTTAGTGGACATAATATTGTGGTGTAGGAGAGAAGTTTTTCAGCCGCTGCTGACTTGGATATCTTAACAAAAAGGGAGAGAAAAGTAAACAAAAAAGTGATAAAAAGTGAAAATATTTTAGGGCCCCCTGGGGGGGGGGGGTGGCCTCAGATTAGGCAATCAAGTCCATGAACTTGCTCAGAAAGACTCGGCTTTGCTTTTTGTTAGCAGTATGCTTCGTGAACTCCTTGGCGAGCTTATTACGACCTGCGCGGCTTTCAGTATCAAGATCATTGATGCTAAAGTCATCATCAGAGAGTTTAACTCCAGCACGAGCATCTCGCATTACGAAATAGCCGTCGAAGCCAAAGCCGCCGGGGATGTAGATCACTCGATCGTTTGAGCTTCGCGAAGCTTTCATAGTCTTTTCATAGGCAACATAGCCTTCGCCCCAAGTTTTGATATTTGGAAAAGCTGCGCTGCTAATATATGCATTAGAGCATTTGGCAACAAGATCTTTTTTGCCGCTAGTTGGCAAGAAGAAGCAAAGAGTGTTACTGCCGGTGACTGCTTTAAAGTCGAGCATCAATTGACTTGCCATTGCTGCTTTATCTGTAGCTTCGCGGGCAAAAAGCTTAATCTCTTTCTTATGCCAAACAAAGTTGCGGTGAGTGCTATGATTACGTGGGTCTTTGTCATGCAATGCATCATTGCCGTTTCTAATAACACCGAGACAGCCACCATCGCCATCGCTGATGAAAATTGTGTTCATTTTTTGCACTCCAGTTTTTGCTCTAAAGGCATTGACAAGATGTGCAGCAATGATTGTTGTTTCATAGAGAGGTGTGCCGCTCATAGTTTCGATTTGGCTGCCAAAGATATTGCTACGACTACATACATAGTTAAGAAAAAGCTCTTTGCTTGCAGTTTCAAATTCGACTTTATTGAGTTCACTATTAAGCAGCTCATTGACTGTCGCCCAGCGAAAATCAATATTGTCACCAATGCGAGATTCACGATAGTCAAAATTTTCACGGATCGAAGTAAAGCCATAGACAACAAATGGAACACCAACTGCTTTGCAAAACCATACAAGCTCAAATGTTTGTTTGACAACATCAGATATTACTCCATCCATGCTTTGGCTGCAATCGAGAAAGAATGCCATGCCGTGGCTTTTGCTTTGGGCGAGGCGAGATACGTTCTTGAAGATTTGATCGTCATAGCGATAAGCATGCAATTTGTTAACATTGATCTGACCAGTTGTGGCAAGAGTAGCTCTGCTATATTCAAAGGCACTCTTTTTGCGTTCGAACTCTTTGACAAAGCTTGCTACACTTGACTTGCTGCTCTTTTTGAATTCGTTCCAACGCTCATTCATTATGGAATTAGTCATAGCATCGTTATAGCGACTCAATTGTTTTTGACGCTCAGCGCGAACTTTCTTGAGATCATTGACACATTTTGCAAAGTCAGATGGGATTGGAGTATTGATTGAGCTATAGTCATTGCCTTCATGAAGCTTATTCAATTCATTGTCAAAGCTTTGTTGTGTAGAACAGCTATAGTCAGCTTCTTTAGATTCTTTGGCTTGAGTTTGAGATTTGACACTTTTGCCAGCGCCTGAGATTTCAGACTTATCATCTTGAGGCTGAGTAACTTGATTTTGATCTTTTGAATCATCTTGAGAATCTTCAGTAGTAGAGTCAGCTTCAGTGCCATCATCGGCCTCGTCAGAATTCTCAGAGCTTTCAGATTTGTCGCTCTTGGATTCTTCAGAAGCTTTATCGCTCTCAGAGCTTTGGCTATCTTCATCAGCAGGACTGATATGGCTTAGATTTTGAGTGTCGTCGTCACCTTCTTCGTTGCTTTGTTCATCGCAGCTTGGAGATGACATATCATCTTGAGAGTCTTGCTGCTGAGCAATTTGAGGATTGACGTTTTTGTCACTCTCGATAAATTCAATGATGCGACCGCAAACTTCAAGCACATCGCTCCATGTTTGTGTAGCGTCACATGCTTCAAAGAGAGCTTGCTCTTCAGCAGAGAATGTAATGCTTACTTGATCGCGCAGCTTGCCTTTAAGATTAAGGCGATCGAGAAAGCTCATTTGAGAAAGATCTTTGCCTGCGATCTTGAAAAAGTCTTGTTTCAAGAAGTAGTTATAACCATTGCGAAATGGACTAATAAGTCCTGGGAAATTTTCTTGCACAAGACGCTCGATGCGAATATCTTCGACAATATTTGCAATGTCAAAGGGTGCTTTAGGATAGCGCGTCATAAACTCAGTGTGTGCATCTACTGGAGTATGCAGCGCATGGCCAACTTCGTGACCTACTAGCAAGTCAGCTACATTCTTATCAGAGATGTTCCAACTTGGCAGGCCGAGGATTCGGTTTTTGACATCAAAGAAAGCGGTGCTATAATTGCCTACGCGAATCATGATGTTTTCTTTAGCCAAGAGACGAGCGAGTTGCTTTTGACTCTCGAAGTTGAAGGCTGGTTGTTTTGTGGTGGTGTTGCTCACAAGGAAATAGTACCATATTTTGAGTGGAAAGTAAACAAAAAAGTGATATTTTTTTCATTTTTTTTCACTTTTTTCTCCAAGCTATGATGGGCATGAGAGAAAATATTTAGGGGCCCCCTGCCTGGAGGCCCCTTGGTTTTTATAAAAGCGCGCACCCAGGCGAGGGAGACACCTACTCAGTCTCAGACTTGAGCCTCGTGAAGTTTTTCACCTTTTCAAACTCAAGCTTACGCTCAAATTTGCCATCTTGCATCTCAGCATTGTGTGAGATAACAAAGACTCGTGTGCTCGGATCAAGTGTCTCCATAATCTTAAAGAGATTCTCGATACCCTCACCATCCAAACTGCCATCAAATACCTCGTCAAGCATGAGTAGATTGGTGTTTGCACTATTCTTCATCTTTGAGATTTGTCTCCAGGCAAAAAGCAAGCTTAGATCAATACGTGCTCTCTCGCCTTCGCTAAAGCTGGCATAGCTAAAGTCATCGCGATAGCGACTACGCAGAGTCTCGGTAAAATTCTCATCAAGCTCAAAGCTTACGAAAAAGTCAAGAACTTGCAAATAGTTATTGATCAGCTGATTCATGACTGGCAGATATTGACGAATAATCTTGGTTTTAATGCCAGTGTCCTTTAGCATCTCTGCAACTACATCATTATAGTGGCGATTGTCTTGTAGATTACTTTTAAGATCAGAGAGATTATCACGTTGACTCTTTAGAGTCTCAAGTTCAGATTGCGAGCTTTCAAGCGCAACAGCATCAGCAATACTATCTCTGGACTTTTTACACTCGGCCAATCTCTTTTCAAGATTTTGTAAATGCAAACTATTTGCATGAATAGCATTTTGTAATTTAGCCAATTCATTTAATCGATCAGTGAGAGCTCGAGCTCTCTCTGCAGCCTGTGAAATTGTTTCAGTAATGCTTGTATCACCAGCTTGTAGTTCACTTGCTTTGTGTGTGCATATCTGCAGCGCTTTTTCACGAGTCTCAGTAGAGATGTCCTGAGTGCAAGTAGGGCAATGTGTATGTTCAGAATAAAATGTGCTTTGCTCTTGCAGATCATTGTATTTTATTTTGATTTGAGTTTTTAAACCCTGCAACTCTGCAAGCTTTTCACGCTGCTTATCAAGTTTGATCTTTACACTGGGAGCATGAAGATTATATGTTTGTAGCTTGCTTGAGTTTTCCTCCAGCACACGAGCTATTTCGGAGTCGATATCTGCAATCTCAATATCAAGTTTATCAGAGTTATCACCACTAATCTTTTGTAGCTTTTCAATATGACCATGCTGCAATCGCACTCGCTCACGCAAACTCTCTAATTGACTCTCAGTATAGCGCAGCTGCTCTTTAAGCTTGCCTTGATTTTCTTTGAGTAGCGTATTCATTTTACTAAAGATGCTAATGTCAAGCAAATCTTCAATAACTGTCCGACGCTGGCCTTGAGGCAGCTGCATAAATGGTATAAAGTTACCACTGCCAAGAACAATGACCTGGTGAAAGCTCTTATGATTAAGTTTCAAGATGTTTGTCTCAAGAATCTTTTGATAATCACGATTATGTGATTCCTGATTAAGCATCTCTCCGTCAAGCCAGATCTCAAAGATATTTGGTTTTTGCCCTCTTAGAATTCGATATTGTTTGGTGCCGCAACGAAACCATATTTCAACGAGCAGACCTTTGCCATTGATGCTATTCACAAGCTGAGTTTTGTTAATGCCTCGGTGAGGCTTGCCAAAAAGTACAAAGCTAATTGCATCCAACAGCAAACTCTTGCCACTGCCATTTTTTCCAACAATAAGAGTTGATCTATATCCTTCAAGATCAACCTCGACAGGAGAAGTACCAACGCTTAGGAAATTTACATATTTAATTTTTTCGAAAATGATCATAGACTATCAAGGGCTTGGGCTTCAACGTAAAGTTCTTGCAATAATGTTTTAATTCGATCTCTATCAAGATCTGTTTCAACAGCATCTACATAGTTATTAAGTAGACTAACTGTGTCTGTTGCAACAGTAGATTCATCGATCGTTACATTGCTTGCATTATATTCATCAAAATTTTCAACGGTCTTTACTTCAAATGGATTTGCAGCTTGTATTGCATCAACGAATTTATCAAAGAGATATGGATTCTTTTTAACTCGCACAACAAGCTTAACATAAGTTGATGTTAGTGCACTAAAATCATATTCAGCAAGATCAGCATAGATGTTATCATCTGCATCGCTATCATCATAAACAAGCTTATTGAAAAGAGTAATTGGATTGCGAATTGCATGCAACTCTCGAGTCTCACTGTCAAGAATGTGAAAATATTTTGGATCATCACAATCTGCCCACGTTAATTCATAGGGTGTGCCAAGATAATGTATATTGCCTTTGTCACTCTTTGTGTGATAGTGTCCACTTAACACACTCTCATAGCGAGAGAAAAGTTCTGCATTCATGCCATGACTCGCAGCTGGCATGCCTTTCATCATTTCAAATCCAGCTAGCTCAAGATGTGCACCAATTATTGGAGCTTGGGCAGTTTGTATAAACTCAATGCTGCTAGCATAATTCTCTGGGTTAATCCATGGCAGCAAGGCAATCTTTAAGCCATCATAATCCAAAATTGTTGGATTCATGTGTAGCTTAATAACATCGGCATGCAGCATGACAATCTCTTGCAAACTACAAACATCGTTCGTACTCTTGTAATAGACATCATGATTACCTGGAATGATATTCATAGTCATGCCATATTCACGAAGTTTTTCAATGAAATTGGCTTTGTTTGCAGCCAATGCTTTGATATTCGTAAATTTACGATGATCATAATAATCACCTAGATGCAGGATTTCAGTGATGCCTTGTTTTTTACATTCAGGAAAAAAGACTTCATTATAGAATCTCTTTTCATTATTGATAAAGACATCACTGCCGTTTTTAATACCACTATGGGTATCCGTGATAATTGCGATTTTCATAGGGCTGCAAAAAAGTCACTCAATGGACCAAGTTCTGGAGTTTTTTTGGAGGGTCGACCTCTTTTCTTTTTAGTAGGTAATGGCTCATGATCCTTAACACTGCAAAGATCATCTTTATAAAATGCTCCATCAAGTTTATGACGAGCGCGTTCAATCATGCTTTCTCCGATCTGACCGCTGTCATCACCAAAGTCAGCAAATGAGTCAAGACTTGAACCTTCAATGAGTTTTTGTTTAATCTCCGTTTGTTTTTTCTCTTTTTCAATGCGTCTTAAAAAGGCATAATAGCTGATTTGTGTAAAATAGCTAAATGCATTTGGTGTGCCTGTTCGAGTGGGAGCATCAATATTAAAGTTATTGACAACCTTAATACAGTTTTCTACTGCATCCATAACCATATCATCGCGATAGCTATAGTTCATGAAGTTTGGACTTCGTGATAACCCACTAGCGATCTGATAAATCCCCAATGCAATATAGTCTGTAACTACAGGATCCTCCAAGCCAGTTGCTCGGGCAGTTTTAACACTTTGAACATATGAGGCCAAAGCCAAACTAAGTTCTTTATTGTTAATGTAATCAGATCCTTCTTTTCTTTTACGTGTACTTTTTACTTTTTTTGGTTGATCTTCTTCAATCATGCTATCTAGTATACCACAAAACAAAAGTTTGTAAACAATTATTTTTATGAATTTTTTGGTTTACAAACAATCAGATTCATGTATAATAGGTGCCATGCACCTTCGGCTGAATGAAATGAAGCCGATAGATGATGCTGATTGTTTGCTCTTAAAATATCTATAAGAATAATTCTTATAACCAATAAAGCTTTTCTTTAAGAAAGCCGAATTAGGTTTAGATCTTAACTGTATATATTTTGTAATTAAAGCCTTCTTTGTCATAGATGCCAACACGCTCTGCTCCATGCTTTAAACTAAAGTTTTTCTTTTTCTTCCATGAGAAGTTATCGCTAATATCATAGACTGTAGTAGCTTGACCATTATCGCTCAATCGCAAGCCTCGGCCAATACTTTGTAGGATTTTAATTTGACTTTTAGTGGGAGCAGCAAAAATAATATTATGTAGATTACGTATATTAATGCCTGTACTAAATGTAGCACTACTTGCAACAATAATTGCATTTGATTCGCTCTCTACTTCTCCACGTATGCTTTCGCGAACATCAGTATCTGTTTCGCCACTGACATAATAGATCTTGCGATCTGGCTCTGCTGCAACCAACGCGGCATGCAATGGCTTGCCGTGTTTTACAACATAGTTGAAAATTACAAGTGTATTGCCTTTTAAGCCTCTAGCTAGATTAACAATAAACCTATTGCGAGCAGAGTGGGAAATAATGACATCAATCTCACTGGCATAATCCAGTTTGCTTACTGCCTTTTTAACTTCATCATCATAATCAAGCACAATGCAATGTATAGTCAACTCTGCAAGTGTTTTGCTCTCCATAAGAGCCTTTGTTGTTGTGACTTTAAATATTGGTCCAAAATGTCCAACAAGAACTCGCTCATTGCATTTGCTGCCATCAAGTGTGCCCGTTGTGCCAATGCGATAGCTTGCATTGGTTAGCGTATTCATAATGCTATTGAGACTCTTTGCTTTAAACTGATGTGCTTCATCTCCAACAATCATGCCATATTTTTTGAACCAATTTTCAGAACATGTAATTGCGCTCTGCCATGTTGTGATGGTTACGCGAGTGCCGGCAACTTCTTTTTCTTTGCCGCTATAGATGCGATGCACTAATTTTTCAGAATCAAATTCAGAGTCATGCGTACTATAGTCAGAGAAATCACTGGCGAGCTGTTCAACAAGACTAGTAGTTGGCACAACAACAAGTGCTTTTTCACTTTCATGATCAATATACCAACGAAGCAGCATATAGATGATCAAGCTCTTACCGCTGCCAGTCGGACTTAAGACAAGTGTTCTTCCGCTAGTCAAGCTTTGTACAACTGCTTCAATTTGATAATCATGAGGAGTTATGTTATTTCCTCGAGCAGACAGATTTAATTTTGAAATATAGTCAATCACCTCTTGTCGAGAAGGCAATGGTGCTCGCAAACTATCATCATATTCGATTTTATAATTACGCTCTTTTGCAAATTTTGCAACCTCTCCAATTAAACCATAAGGCAGTGTATGCGATCTACTATCATACAAATATATTTTTCCATTCCATAATTTATTACGATATGCTGGAATAAACTTATAACCTTCAACTAAAAAGCTGAAGTGTTCGTGCAATTCCATCGATACACCACTATCATCAACATTAAGATGCACTTTAGTTTCATCAACTTTGTGTATTTTTATCACCGTTTTATTTTTCTATCTTTCGCGCTTTTTCCAAAATTGAGTTTTCTTGGCTCTTTCTGACCGTTCAACACTTTGTTCTTTAGCTGCTTTACTTATTTTTGCTCTAACTTCAGGACGACATGCAACATTGTTTTTTCCTTTACACCCACATTTAGAATTGTCTCGTTTATCCATTTTTCCATCGGCCCACGCTTTTTTCATTCCATATATCTTATTTTCAGTTGAGGCTAATTTACCAAATTTTCTCTGATTATCTTTATCATTAAAAACACAATTGCTTCTTCCTTTAAACCAACCTTCCGGAATCACCGAGTCTTTTAGTATATATTTGTCAATTTGTCCATCTGTTATCCACATTTTGTTTGAAACAGTATCTCCTCCATCACCTTCTTCGATTTTTAAGTTAGCCCAATCATCCGAATGCACAACATCAAATTCAATACTCTTAGAAATAGCAAACAACTTAAAATCTTCAAATGAATCAGTTTCATAAATTAGTTCAGTAGTTATAACATCGCCATATTTAGCTAAATGTTTTTTCCAGCGAGTGCCAGAACCCTTATATGAAGAATATGATTCTCCTTCACTTCTAGTGTAACACAGATATTTTAATCCGGTTATCGTGTGGGTCTTAATCATCAGTTTATGAGTTTTCATAATTCTATTTATCAAATAGACGAATTCAGCCGTCATCACATGCCCTCAGCATAAAATGTAAAATGCTCAGCGAGCTCCATAAGTGCGCCAGTATCAGCACATCTGACAAAGATCTCTGCTTCATTCTTTTTAGTTAGCTTAAACACCTGCTTGGAATTTCTTAAAGTCAATTATGTTCTTGATCGTCTGGTGTCTCCAGCGTAGCGTATCAAGTATTTCTTTGCATGTATCAACATACACACCTATATATTCACATGCCATTTTACACTCGCTGATATCAGTGTCTGTATTATAATACATATCCATATCACCCTTAAGTGGCTTTGACATGCCATGAAACGGATCATATATCCATCCTCTAGCATCCATTTCATCTTTTGTCATTTTGCCGTTATAATATAACCACTTGTCTTTTTTAAGTATAGCAAGATCGAGCTCTTTCTTTTTTAATCGTAGTTTAGCAATTGTATAGAATTCAAGATATTTGCTATGCAGCATTGCACATCGTAAGGTTGTTTCATCAAGTGCATGCTCACTAATCTTTGAATCATTTGCCCATTGTTTTAATAGCTCTTCAACATCCATGAAGTTATCTATATAAGATCAAATTCGTCATAACTAAAGTTTATGTCGAAACTAGCATATCCAGGTTCACCGCTGCTATTAAATTCGATTGAACTCAAACTGGTTGGAAATGCATTAATAAAACGAAAGCCACGACTAATATTAAAATGACTTGTTAGTGTTTCAATAGTAATGTCGGTTGTTTTAATATCAGATCCATCTTTTGCATTATGTTTAAGCCATGAGAAGCATTCGAGATATGCTGTCATCTTTTCATCACAAAGTAGTGTGCAATTAAGAGCATCATATGTTAGACTATTGCCTGAAGTAAATCCTGGCAAATTTCTATATTTAGTTGATAACGCTTCGCTAGACACGCCCGGTAAATTAATAGTGGTTGCAAAAAACGACAACTTTGGAAATTCATTTGTTCCACCAATTACTATTCGAAATTGTGAATTGGCTAATAAACTATTATCAATGCTCATGACTATATTTATGCAAAATAAAGCAGGGGAGCCGTAGCTCCCCTGCTGGGTTTCGTCCTAAGGTAAAGGGACGTTAAGGATTATGGGGTAGGATTACCGTTGTAGAATCCGTATTGATTATTAAAGACAGCTTCACCTGCGTTGATGTTAGTCACGCTGAAGTTACGGAAATAAACGTTCGAATTCTCAGTAATTGCACCAAGAGTATTTGTTGCGCCAGAACCAGTGCTGAATGGGTTAGCAACTAGACCGTAACGAGTCTTGAAGCCAATTTTTGGCTGGAAGCTCGATTGATCAACTGCACGAACCATAGTAAGTGGTACATATGGGCAGTAGTAGATACCTGCGTCATAAGCATTCGAACCTTTGAAACCAACAGTGATATAATCAGCTGTGCTGTAAGGGTCGATAAACACTTTCAAGCGGCCATTGATGATACCAGCAAATGTGTTGCCAGTGTCGTCAACGTTAAGGCTTGTTGACAATGCTGGAGCATAGTCAAGTACACCTGCTGCTGCAAGAGCGCTAGCTACGTTGCTGGAGCAGATAACAAAGTTACCTTTACCGCGACGTGTTGCTTTAGCAATCGCGTTAGCTTCTTTTTCAATTTGGAAAAGAAGAGACTTGAATTTTTCAACAGCCCAACGACCGTCTGCATCAACTGCAAGGTCAAAGTCACCGCCGATACCACCTGTGCTAGCAGAATAGTTAATTTTGCCAATAACCTCACGGTTAATTTCAGCAAGAATTTCTGTGCTCAAGATATTAGCAAGTTCAGTTTCAGCGTCAAGGCCGTGAACGCTCTTAAGATCTTGTGCAAGTTCCATTGAGTATTCAGCTTTAAGTTGACGAGTTTTAGCTTCAACAATGCATTTTTCGATTGTGAAACCCATTTCGCCGGAAATGTTACCTTCACCAGCAGAACGGGAAAGACCTTCACCTGTTGGTGTACCAGCTGTACCAGCGAATGCTGTATTTGCTTCGTTGAAGAGAGCTTCTGGGTTAGCTGGAGGATTGCCTTGAGTTGCGTCAAGACCATCACCTTTTACTGCTGCGTCATGGCTATTGTAACGAGACTTCATCGCAAAGATAAGACCAGTTGGTCCTGTCATTGGCTGAACACCTGCTACGTCATAAGCGATGAGGTTAGGCATCGCGCGGCGTACAAGGCTAATAAGAACTGGATCCCAGCGATCAACACCTGCACCTTGATAGTTACCGCCTTGGGCGCTAACATCGGTCTCAGTTAGGTATTGTGCTTGTTCACGAGCTTCACGAGCCGCTTTTTGTTGGTTTTCCAAAAGAACTGCAGTTACACTCTTACGATATGTGTCTGCGAATTTTGGTGCGTCGGCAGCCTCAAGAATAGGTGCCCATTTTTTTTCTAGTGCTTCTGATTTAAACATAGTAGTTATTTTGTTTTTTTAGTTTGGGAATTAGTAAGTAACGCTTTTATTCATTGCGTTAAGTGCTTTTAGGTATTGTGACATCTCAGGGTCAAGTTTAGTTTTTTCTAAAATTTGTCCTTCGACGATTGTTTCAATTTCAGAATCTTCATAAGAATATGAAGCTTCTTCGGTTAGAGTTTTCGTTGTTTTATTCTTTGAACTCTTGTTCGTAAAATAAAACTCTTTGAGGGTTTTAACCTTATCTGCAAATGTGTTTTCATTTGTAAATTCAACGCTCTCTGCAAGCTTCTTCAAACGAAGTGCTTCAGTTTGTGTCAAATCTGCACATGCTTCTTCAATTGCTTTTTCGCGAGATAGATCTTCTACTTTTTCAACAAGACCGCCGAGTAGTTCAAGTGATCGACCAAGTTTGGTTTCAACCTCTTGTTTTTCCTCTTCAAGTTTTGCGAATAGGTCGAGTTTGCTAGCTGGAACTTCAACATAGCTTTCAGTGAAGAGAGTCTTCAATGAGCCCATGAAATTTTCAGCAATCTCTGTACGAAGGCTGCTTTCAATCGCAACTTGATTTTCTTTCATCCATTGCTGTACAGCATAGGTGAGATAGCCATCAATTTGCTCTGTAAGAGATTCTTCAACAGTTGCAACTGCTTCTTCAAGACGACGAGTATAATTCTTTTTAAGACCTTCTCTGATAGTATGAAGTTGTGATTTAACCTCAGCTTCAAAAATAAGTGCAGCTTTGCTCTTAAATTCTTCAGTAAGACCTTCTTCACTTTCGATTAGATTACTGACGTTGGTAAGATCAACTTTGAAGTTTTCATGTTGTTCTTCCTCTTCTTCATCCTCTTCTTCATCCTCTTCTTCAGAGTCAGCAGCTTCTTCCATATCATCTTCATCAGAATAAGCAGCTTCTTCCATATCATCTTCATCAGAATAAGCGGATTCTTCTACTTCATCTTCATCAGCTTCTTTCATAATTTCAATGCTGTCGACTTGAGTTTTGCTAGGATTAAAACGATAAGTGTTTCCTTTTTCATCAGTAATGTCAAGCGTTTCACGATTAACTTTATCGATTGTATAGGTCTTAACAAGTTGATCATTACCGCCACGACCGTCATGATGACTAGTAGTAATCTCGATTTTTTGACCAGCTTTGAACTTATTATTCAAATTAGCTTTAACGAGTTCAGCCTTTTTGATTAATTTCATTTCATCCATCTCTTCAGATTCTTCGTCAGCAGATTCCTCTACTTCTTCATCCTCATCTTCATCCTCATCTTCATCGCGCGATTCTTCATGAGACTGATACTCTGACTCATCAAGAGCGAGCAAATCAGAATCAACAATATCTTCGATAAGATCTTTTAGTTTTGATTTTTGTTTCATCCTTTTTGTTTTTGCTTTATTGAGAGGAGGTATATCCTCAGTCTCATAGTTTCACCTTTCCCATACTAAATTCAAATATTCCATAATATATTAAAACTTAACTGAAATTTCAGTTAAGAAATCTTTGAAAATTTTAGCTTGCTGTTCAGCAAGTTTTTTGCTTGAAAGCTTTTTAATTTTATCTGCTGCTTTATCGGCAGCAACTGCAACAATTTCGTTGCCTTTGTAAAAATATTCAACACCTTCCATAATGCCATTAACAAATGCACTGGGTGCGCTTGGATCTTGCACAATATCAACTGTAGCAAGAATAAAGTCGTCATTTACTTTTGATGTGCCTTCAGTTTGACTAACACTGCCCATACCGCGGCTTGATACACCTAGCTGACAACCACCTTCAAGCAAACCTTTTGCGATATTGCCCATAGGTGTGTTTAGGATAAGAGCTTTGCCATAGACATCGTTTTTATCCCAACGCAATTCAGTGATACGGTGACTGACTTTATCGAGGTTAATTGCTGGACCTTCTGGGTGATTAAGTTCACCAACAGCGCGGCCTTTTGAAACATACTCTTTTACATAGCGATCAACCGCACTTTCAAGAACGTTCTTAGGATAGATACGTCCATTGCGATTTTTTTGCTCTGCTTGCATGAAAATACCTTCGATGATATATTTCTTATCACCCTTCTCACCTTCGGTAAGAAATTTAATATTTTCGTTATGTTCAGTAATTAACTTCATCTCTGATCTTTATTTATAAAAAATCACTCTTTAACTTTCGCTATTGCTGAAGTGTTAATATTGGGTTTTATTCCAAGAATCATATTCATTAATATATTTTTTAATTTCTTCTTGGCTATTACCATATATCACGATGTCGTCATCATATACGCCAAGGTATATCATATATGGCACTTTTGCTGCTACCGCTTTAGGTGGTAATTTTCCATCTTGATCTTTGTTTTTAAATTTATTAAGATCATCTTGCCAAGTTGAATCATCAAACTGACCTTTTGTACCTACAACTGTATTAGTATGATTACCTGGAGCATATGTTTGAATAAGTTTCAAATTATTACGATCCATATAATCAAGTCTAAATTTCCAAGGGCATTTTACCGCTTCATTTAAAATACTTTCGATCGGACTGCTGACATTAGTAAGACCTTCGTTGAAAATTTTATTCGCAACTTCAATCTTTTGTTGTTCAACAGCAATAGTGATTTTATCTTTTATTATTTGATCAAGACGAAGATTAGCAATCTCCATTTTATTGTCTTGTACGTCTTGTAATAGATTTTTAATTTCGTTCATACTTTTTATTTATATTTATAATTTATGCTTCTTCAGGTGGAGCTTCATCTGGTTCTTCTTCTCCACTATCTGGAACAGAGCCATCATCTTCTGATCCACCTTCACCAGGTGCTCCAAAATCCATGCCGCTATCACTTCCAAAGTCATCAGCGGGTGGTTCTTCTTTTTTACCTCCAGCTTTTGCTTCAGCATTTTCGCTATCCATGCGCTCAATATCTTCATCGCTTTGATTGAGAATATTACTGCGTACCCATTTTTCACTATAATATTTTCCAATGTATTGCTCAATACTGCTCAATACTTCAAGACGATCTTTGATGATCTCAAACTCTTTGATCTCACTAAAATAGTTGTCTTCAATAAAGTCAACACTAATATTCTCACGAATAATTTTCCATTCTTCAGCTGTACAAACATTTTTTAGAATACATTGTACACGCAGTGCATTAATAAAGAGCAAGCTAAATTTGCGGCGCAATTTATTAATGAATTTTTGAAACTTAACCTCTTCGCGAGTAATCTCAGAGACACGACCAATATTATAGGCATTGTCACTATCAAGACGACCAGCCGGTACGTTAAGCGCTCTATAGAGTTTTTTCTGGAAAAAGATAATATCTTCAATCTGACCTAGGTTTTCTCCACCTGGCAATGTTTGAATCTCTGTACCTCTGCCACCTTCACGACGTGGCAACCAGAAATCCTCCATGATGTTCATGCTCTTACGATCTTCTCGAACTTCACCGCTGCTAGCATCATATACAAGCTTATTTTTATATTTGCCCATGATGCCTTGCACATATTCTTCAGCTTTGCCCTTTGGCAAGTTACCTACGTCAATATAAAAGATACGACGTTCTGGTGCACGAGAGATACGATAGATAACCAAGCTATCCTCCATGATACGCAACTGATTCACAAGCTTAATGCACTTATGCAAATAGCTAATTGAAAACGCGCCGCTTTCATCAAGTATGCCGCTTGGCACATAGCATATACTATCAGGATGGATTTTTAACGCATCGCTGCTAGTATGAATATCTTCAGTATAGAGATAATATTCATCACTAATAAACTTAACACGAGCGCCAGTTTCTTTGTTTGTTCGAGTCGTTACCTCTTTAACCTTTTTCATTTTAAGAGGATCAATAAGACGCATCTCTTGAACACCCTTTTCAATTTTTTCATTATCAACAACAAGGTGATAATAGAGTTTGCCATCAATATACCAACGGCGGAAAATATCATGGCCATCAAAGTTGAAGTTCAACATCTTAACGATGTTATCAAACTCATCGCGTAGCCTTCTTTTAATTTCATCTGGATAGTCAAGACTATCAAGTGTTAGTGTAACAGGTGTTTTATCATTGTCACTAATAATTGATGCATTAACAATATCGCTAACAGCAAGGTCGCACTCAGGCTGAGCTGCTGCCATACGATATTTTAGGATAAGACCTTTTTCATCGTTGACGTTAATGTCATCCATATTCAGCACATGCCCATAATAGGCACTAGTCATGCTGCCATTGATTTCAATGGTGCCGTCAGTTGAAATTGGGGTGGAAAAGCCTTCGATTGTTTTTGACTTTCCAGTGTCTACAGCTTTACCTATTTCGAATCCAAAAATCTTCATAAACTATATATACGCGGGGGTTTTTCACCCCCGCTAAAATACATTACTGATTAGTCAGTAATAACTTCGTTACCAACTCTTTCCCAGTATTGATATGCAAATTCAACTTCGAAACTTTCGACTTCGTCAGTTTCATAGCTGAGCTCAATTGCATTAACATTAACAGGAAATGCGTCGACAAAACGATATTGTGCAATACCAATATCTTCACTGCGGCCGCTCTTGTCAAGTTGAACTACTTGCAAATCGCGCATATAATTCAATGGTGCACCAACTGCAGCATCAGCCGCAAAGTTACGACTGTGAGAGTTAATGCTATTCATCCATTTTTCAAATGCGTTACGCAAATCAAAACTTGTGTCGTTATAGACTGTAACAGTCCAGTTGTCTTCAAATGTACGTTCACCTGCAACCTTTAAATTACGACCACGATATGGTACGTCAATCTTTGTGATTGTGCTAGCAGGAATACTAGCAGCTTTAATCATAAAGCTTGCTCTGCGGGTTGTGTTTGTATTTCCAGCTATACTTGGAAAATCAACTACACACTTAAATAGGTTTGGTCTTGCGCCTCCGGCAAAATTACTTTTAAATTGAGAAATATTACTCATATTATTTTATTCTTTCTTTATTATTTATAGTATGTTTGTGCCAATAACTTCTTCGAACGATACACCTGTGCGAATAGCTACAAAGTTTAGAGTGATATAGTTGATGCTCTTAGATGGCTTGATAAAGATCGTACCAACAAATCTGTTATTATCAATAACTTCAGGAGTATTGTTACTTTCGTCACAAACTATTCTAAAGTCAATGATACCTCTACGACCTTGAACTTCGCGAAGATATGGCTCAACCGCATTTCTAAATGCTGCACGAGTAAATTCGTCGTTAAGTTCAAATAGCAAGAATTTACTTGCAGTAGCAATTGCTTTTTCAATTGTAATAAAGAGACGGCGAACATTGATGCGGTCAAACGCACCAGGTTTAGCTTGTGCAGTTTTATCACCAAAGAGAATAATGCCATTGCCTGGGCTGCTAATAAGTGGATTAATACGAGCAGTATACAAATCATCGCGATCAGCTTGTTTTGGATTATAAGCAAGTTTTGTTACACCCAATAGATTGCCGCGATTAAAGCCCGCAGGACTAAACCAAGGATCAGCTAAACGATCTGTCTTAGCGCAAAGACCAGCCATATGTCCGCAAGCAGGAATCCATGCAAATGCGTCACGATAGCGATTATAAACATAAACTGGAGTGCTATCAAACACAACATAACTACTTGATGCATTGGAAAGACCAGAGAACTTGGCTTTAACATTAGTAAGCTTTGTAGAATCAACTGAAACAGTTGAAATTGATAATGGCGCACTAATAAAAGCTAAGCAGTCTTTTCGTGTTGTATCTGCAAGCTCAATAAGCTTATCATCAACTACTTTTTGTGTAGTATTATCTGCAAAATTATGTGCAAAAACAAAGTTAATATCAATCGCTTCTGTATTTTCAAATTGTCCTAGAGCTGTAACTAAATCAGCTTCGCCAAAACTTGATGCATCAGTTCCACCTTCAAATTGATATTCTCCGCCAAATAGTTCAGCTGTCCAGTAATTTGCATATTCCGCATTGGTTAAGCCACTCTTATCACCGCTAAAGTTTACACCCCAAACATAGCTTGAGCTATTGTTGAGTACATCTGCCCAATAGATCGATTGGCCTGAAGAATTTTTGGCACCAGTAAAATAAGAAAGACCTTGATAAACTTCAAGAATTTCACCAGCAGAGCCAGTAATAAGACCAAGTCTATCATAAACAATAATTGTTACTTCATCTTCTTCTACTGTTTTGTTCAATAAAGCTGCCTTAGCAACGCTCCAATCCGTAGATGTTGGATCATATGTTTTTGCAGATTTAACAGCTAATGGTATTTCATTAGCGGCAGTATTAGAATCAATAGCAACAACACCAATAGAATTACCAATAGCACCAGTATAGCGTGCAACAAATCTTATACGCGCTGCACGTAGTGCAGTTTGACTATTTGAAAGGTCACCAATATTATTAATATTAAGACCTGGACCAATATATGTACCATTTGAACTATAACCATAACCATAACCATCTACATTATAACCATAACCATAACCAGCTGTAAAGTCATTTCCGCTATGAGCATTTGTGCTGCTATCATCTGCACGAACAACACGTAATGTGTTGCTATACTTCAAATAGCTTGCAGCAGTTAAGAAGCTTCTTTCGAGATCATCAACCTTTGTGGTTGGTGCTCCGAATAAAAGAGCTAGGTCGGTTTCAGAACCAACGTTAACTGGTGTGTTAACTGGTCCCCATCTAAAAAACCCTGCAAAACCACCAACGCTTGTTGCTAGTGCGGGTATGATATTTGTCAAATCTGTTTCTTTGACTTCTACTCCAGGTGATATTAAAAATCCCATATTTGTTTCCTTTCAGTTGTTGTTAATAAGTTTATTGCATACTAAGTTTATGACTCACAAGCTTATTTATAAATTATACACTTTCAAAGTGTATGCCACTCTCTTGCATTATCTATTAGTTGGTCATATGCACTGCCCATTGATGTTGTCGTTGAAACATAACCAAACGGTGGCAAATCCTCTTCCATCTCAAGCATCTTTTCACTATATAGTAATTCTCGTAGGTCAGTATCACTCATGCCATTAAATACATCTGTACTCACAAACCAAGAGAAGAGTACGAAATTCATAACACTATCATCATGTGCACCTTCACTTGCGGCAAAGCTATCACCCTTTGGTACAAAATTTGCGAGCTCACTGATTGTATAGGCATCAACAATGTGTAGTTTATTGCCTTCTAACAAATCCTTTAGATTGCTGCAACCAACGCGTTTAACCTTTTTTGTCATGACAACGCCAATGCCGTTACTCTTAACAGCACTTGTTGTAAACATATTTTCATATTCATAGTCATAATAAACAGCGTTGCACACAACCTGACCAACATCATTGTTTTCAATAATAACAAGTGCCTGATTATATTGTGTTGCTGCTCGAACAATAAGATTAGGAAATAGCAAGGGTGAAATAGTATTGTTGCGATAGGTACAAACCTGCTTAAACGGTTTTGATGATATGTCAATTACTGAGAAGGTACTATAATCCTGTCCACGACCTTTACTAACATCAGCTACAAGTATATAGGCATGATCTTCTTGCGGCGCCTCATAATAAGCAATATCATGCTGCATATTAATTGGACTTTGTGCTTGCATGCCAAGCAAGCATGTGCTATTTACTAGTGTATCTGCACTGCCGACAAATTCGCAACTAAACTCTTGTCGAAACTGTGCTTCGCTTGTATTTGCAATTGTATTAGCTCGCCAATCGTCATCTCGACCGGGCACATCCCGCCAATTAATAGTAAATGGTTTAAATTCATTGCTGTTACTAATTGCACCTTGCCATAGTTTATAAAACATATTGCCGACACCATTTGGTGTACTTGTAATAATAACCTTTGTATCACTACCGGAGCTAATTACAGGATATGTACTTGTATAAAATTCTTCGGCTTTATGTACAAAGGCAAACTCATCAAGAAAAATAATGTTTGCACTTATGCCCCGAATACTGCTGCTGCTTGTTGCAGCGGCAATAATCTCACTATTATGTGCAAATACAATATTACCTTTATTAAGCACTCTTACACCAGGCTGCAAAAAGAATGGCAGATTTTCAAGCATAAGAGTAAAACGACTTAACATCTCGCGGGCAATTGCTCCTTTGTTTGCGAGTACTGCAACCCTTTTATCTGCGTTGAAAACCATATAGTGTAATAGCCATGCAACACTAGTCACACTCTTACCACTTTGTCTTGGAGCCAAAACAATACTAAATCGATTAGCACTATAGTGTTTTACAAGATTGCTTTGATAGCCACGTAATTCAAATGGCACGAGCCCATGATCCAGACTAATGACCTTTACATAATTCTTACAAAAATATTCGACATCATCACGACAGCGAATATATTCACTCACTTCATGTGCTGTAAAATTTTGTTGTACCCCATCTGCTTTTATTTTGGGGTTTCCATTATATGAATTATTTTGCATTTTTTTGTTTACAAACTTTCAACATTGTGTATAATAGGTGCCATGCACCTTCGGCTGAATGAAATGAAGACGATAGCTGCAGCTTATCTATGCCTGTTGATTTTGATTACTTAAGAATTTTTGAAGTTCAGTAGTTGTACCAACAAAAATTGCATTGTTTGTTGTACTATTTGCCTCATTAGGCTTATTGCCTTTGATCAAAGTTTTACGCTGCTTTTGAAGATCAAGCAGCTGCTGATTCATTTCAGCGCTTTGTTTGATCATATTGCCAAGCACCTCATATGCTCTAGGGTGTTCAGCATCAGTAGCAAGTGCATGTAAGTTACTTATAACCTCATCGCTTGTCTCGAGAAGTTTTTTCATGCGTACTCGAGCATATTCAAAATCATCTTGCGCATCACTTATTAGTGCTTCATCACTTGGCTCAGGCGTTAAAATCTTTGGAGGAGCTGGAGCTGGCATCATAATCTCAAGCTGACCAGTCAAGTTTTTCATTAACTCACTTTTATGGGATTGGTCGGTTTTCATAAATTACAGGTATAGGAGGAAATTGTTCTCCAAAATATTCAATCTCAAAGCTTTCATCAAGAGATGTTTGATCCTCATAATGTGCACGTGTTCGTGTTGACTCTAGGGGATTTGCACCAGACTCACTATCAATATCAAAATAGCTAACATCAACTGCGGTAATTAATCCACCTCCACTTAGATTAACCGGAGAGCTAATGAATTTAACACGCACATCAAAGTCAAGTGTATAAATGACGGTTCGTCGACTATTTTCATAATCACCTTCATATGAGTCATCTTTGTTAACAGCAGTTAGACTAACAGGTATATCAGTCAAACTATCGGGACCTTCTAGACCCTTTGCAGTAACACTATATGTTGGATTGAAATATGGCAGAATCTGTTCAACAATTTGCATTGCTTCGTCATGACCACGACTTATAATGCTAAGACTAAAGTTTAAGATATATGGCACAGCTTGCCATATTTTAACATTATTGCCATCGCCATCTTGCTGTACAGTGCGATTCATACGATTAAGCTTTGTCTCTGTGTCGAGATTCATACTTGTTATTTCAAAACTCATGCGAGGCAATTTGATACTAATAGCATCGCTTGGACCTTTAGCATTAATACGTGAGAGATAGCGTTCAATTGGTGCATAGGTTAATGGGACACGAACTGTACCAGAACCACCACCATTTTCGGCAGGACGTACAATCTTTATATCATTAAAAAGTGTGCCAAAAATAGCTACAGTCTTTTTAATGGTTTTATTATAATAATATTCGCGACTCATCATGGCTTAACTGGGCTCCCCAAATGGATTATCTTCAGAGAAATCAATAAAATCCTCTTCAATTGCTGTTTGTTTGAATTTGCTATTTTGGCTCATGCGATCATTAGTGAATAGCAAATCATTATTGTCACCAATGACATAGCTATCTATAACTGTTGCAGTAGCACCTGATTTTGTGCCAGTAAAGACTGTGCCAACACCAAGTTGTGTAGGTGCACCGCTCATAAAGGTTGGCACACCAACAACTATTTGATTTTTATTTTCATCAAGTTTATATTTGTAGAATTTAACAAGACCGCTTGTTGTAAGATATGTGAATGTTAGACTTTCACCAGCAAGAAACTCACCAGTTGCAGTTGTAGAGTTATATTCAAAAATATTGCTATCGCTGTTATTATATTCAATGCTGTCAATCTCGTGCACACCTGTGTTTATGTTTTGACTTTCATATTCGAAAAGTTCACATGTGAGTGTCCAGATTGGTGCATCCTTTAGTTGTAAAAAGGGTTTTTCATTTGCCACATATTTGATTTCAAATAGTTTCTTAATTGGACTAAGCGGAAAGAATATCAAATCGCCTTCAGTTGGTCGATTGTTATTAGCTGCCATGCCATAGCGCCCAACGTCTTGAGTCCAACGACGTTTGCTAACTATAAGATTCATTTGATCTCTTATCTCAAGACCAAATTTACCAAGTAACTTGCCATCACCCTCATAGCCATCAATACTTTCAACATACATTTCAATCTTAAAACTATGGCTGAAATTGCTTAGCAGATCTTCATTTAAGATATTATCCTTTGTTACAATATGACGTGGTATGTAATAGACGTCTGTGCCATAGATCTTAATAGCCTCAATGATTAAATTTTCATAGAGTTCCTTTTCTGATCTTTGACCATTCTGGAAATATTGATTAGTAGGCATAATTTATCCAACAAAAAAGTCAACAGGATTGCTATAGAAAAGATCAAATCTTTCTTTAAGTTCTTTAAGATCTGTGACAGCATCGTCATAAATCTGACGACCACTAATTGTCACACCACCTGGTAATTGCATGCCTTCAAACTTGCTAAGATTCTGACCCCATTGTTTTTTAATTAGCAGCGTTAATAGCTCTTTAAGAGCCATGTCATTATAAACATCTGGATAGCTATTAGGATCAACGCTTGTATAGCATTCAATAATAATAAAGTCACCAACCTTTGTTTTATCTCGCAATAGACCATGAAATTCAATAGTATCCATATGGCGAGCATAGCTTAATTGACCAGTATGACCAGTAATAATATTCTGCACAAGACTAATATATTGACTTGTCATCTCATAGTTAATAATGCCGCCTGGATTTCTTAGGCCATATACGTCATTAAGAAACATCTGATATTTAGCACTAAACATACTTGCGCTGCTAGTATCATTAAAACTAAGTATTCGTGTGACACTTAGTATATTCTCTGGCAAATTGCTAATCTTATTATTATCAAGATCAGGCTGAGTTATCTCATGTTTAAGTAATGTACGCACAACTGCATCACTATGATATTCTTGCCAGAATTGAATCGCTTCATCAATGCGATCTTCTAATTGATCATCATCAATATTAATCTCCATAACTGGTGCACCGAGTGCTCGCAAACAATAGTCGGCCAGTTCTTGTCTTGTACTAGGTCTTGCCATAAGACTATTTATGCCTTATTTAATAAACTTTTCAGGATCTTTCTGAAACATTTTGCCAAGCTTAACAATGCCTGCAATGATCTCTGGTGTTATAACACCAATGATGCCATAGATAAGTGCTTTATGAAAACTACTAAGATCAGTGTGCTCTAATATAGTCCAGGCAATACTAGTAGTAACACTCGCACTGAATACGCGTTTAAGCTGTTCAAATAGACTTAGCTTAACACTACTACTCATAAGACGAGCAGCCATGGCCGCCGCACCAATCACTGCGATAATCCAACCGCGCTCAACAAATTCTTTGGCCAAAGCTTTAATATCTTCCATATAAATACTATTTATAAAAATAACAATATTAAGATTATGAAACGTATATCTATCAATGACAATTACAAACAGCTATTCTGGAAACTCGGTTGCGGAACAGTTGAATATATCGAAATTTATAATGAGGATGGAGATAAACTATATTTTAAAGCCGGCTCAGGTCGGTTTCATATGTTAAGGGGGGAGCTAGCAGATTATCAATAAGCTAGCTCAATTTTTTTCCAGGCACGGCCACCATTCTCAGCAAAATCTGCTGGCACAACATAGTCAGTATCATAAAGAATATTTTCGAGAATAACTGGCACAAGCTGATAAAACTCAAGTGCCGGAGTTAATCCTAATCCAGCTATTGCATTTAAAATGCTTATAACAGCATTTGTTGGAAACTCAGTGCTAATAATAGAACTTACACCAGATACAGTTGTTACTGATAAGAAAAAAACAATTGGATATGCAAGTGGACTATAATCAATAGTATATGCTCCTAATTGGTTTAAAGCATTGCGCGACTCGGTGAAAGTCGATGCTGTCATAAAATTATCAATATTTTGAGTTACTTGAGGCATAATGTTATTTATGTTTTTAATTTATTAGTAATTACTTATGGAACAGCAGGATAATTTGTTAATTTGTTTCTAATTCAAAATCTTCTGGATTGATTTCAATACGAGAGTCAAGTCCACCAAGCGTCTCTATGATAGCCGCAAACTCAGGAAAGTCCATTGGAGTTTGCGGCGGGTTGCCAAATAGTGGAGTAGAAAGTAGACAGTCATCGCATGTAATGAAGTGCAATCCTACGTGTGCGCCGCTATGGATAGGAGTACTGCCAGCCAGCCAGAACACAGGCATCCCGCGACTTGTCTGAGCTTCTGCAATAGCAGTATTGACTGCATCTGCTTGTTCTTTAGTTGTTACGAATCCGATCATATTATGAAAGTGTTAATCCAGTGCAAGCCTCCCAAAGTGTTTTGAGGGTAGCAACATATGCTACATCTTGTGCAGAAGACAATTCAGTGCTGGTACTAAAGGCTCCTATTGGGTAGTTCATCCCAATAGATCCATTGCTCTCTCCTAAAATAAACAAATTGGCAGAAGGGAATGTGGTTGCTACGCTACCATTGATAATCTCTGAATCTGTAGAACTAGATATGTGTTCTTTCAAGTAAAGATTATTTGCAACACTATCGTTACCAAGGCTAATGACGCTGGGCAGATTTGTAAAAAAACTATTAACAAATATCCGTTCCATCACACGAGTGTAAGAATAACCATCACTCCAAAAAGGAAAAATACTATTTCCAGATGCAGAATAATTATTTACACTAAACGGTATTGAATAATTTTCTTCTGGACCTCCCGGTAGAAGCATTGCAAAATGGAAACTATTTTTTGTAATACCTAATGCACCAAGATTAGTGTTGGTGTTCATATTGCCACTGCTATTGCTAGTTACTTTTACACCCTTAGCTTCATGGAGAATAGAACCTGAAAATGTGCCGCTAGTAAGTGACTTCATGCAGATCGCATTTGCAGCCGCAAGTTGCCAAATTGGAAAGTAGATACGCTTATGTTTATCCCAGCGTCCTGCAGCTTTTTCACTGCTGATAAAAGTTGTTATTGCATTATTACGAGATT